CCCGGCAAGGATAAAACTATGTCTAGATGTATATATTGTGGGTTTGATGCTCCTCGTCTAAGTGACGAAGACTGTCCTAATAAAGAGAAATAGGAGAAAATAGGGAGGTTATTATTAGATTTAATCACTATCCCAATATCGGAGAGATTAAATTGTATGATGCTAGCACAGAAGATTTTTATAATCTTGGACACCTTTTCTCAAATTTTAATTGGCAACTAGAAGTCGAAGCTTCGACTTCTAAGAAAAAGTAAATAATCATGGCTGTTAAAAGTCTTAATAAAAATAGCAGTAAAAAATCTGCTGCACATTTGCTCTCCACAGGAAGAATTCAATTAGTCATTACTAAACCATTCTGGGGATTCATCGCCCTTCAGATGCCTTTTATTGAAAGCGAATCTGCTGGTGGGCAACGAACAACTGCTGTCGATCCAAACGGCCGAATGTATTATAACAAGGATTGGATCGAAAGCATGTCAGTTTATGAAGTAATTTTTGAACTGGCACATGAGGTAATGCACGTCGTTCAACAATGCAATGATAGATTTCCTCCCGGGGCCAATCCTGCACTATGGAATCTTGCGGCAGATTATTCAGTAGATACAATTCTTGTTGATGCTGGATTTAAGCAGAGTGAAGTCAGCAAGAAAATGGTAACTAAAGAAATTCAAAGTCTAGCGAGAGGTAAAACAACTGAACAGATATATTGGAGTCTTATAAAGAATGGAGAAGGAAATGGAGGAAATAAATCTGGAGGTCAACCAGGTAAAGGAGATTCAGGGCCGGGTAATTGTCCTGATAATCACCCGAAAAACCATAGAGGGTGTAGCAGCGCATCTATCATGGGGAAAAAGGTTGGACCTGAGCAGCTAGAAAAATTTAAACAACACGTAATCTCAGCCGCGCAAGCTGCAAAGGATAGAGGCGATCTACCTGGATTTGCTAGTGATTTCATTGTTAAGCTGATGGAGCCTACCGTTACATGGCGAGACAAGCTACGAAACATGGCTTGCACTACATTCAAGGGGCGCTATTCTTTCGCTAGACCAAGCCGGCGGTCACACTCTATCGGAATGAGATTGCCGTATCGTAAACCCGCAAAAGAAGGTGCCATCGTAGCTATAGATACTTCAGGTTCCATTTCCGATTCTGAACTCTGTCAATTTATTACTGAATGTACCCAAATTATGAGAGAAACAGGAGCACCGTGGATTAAGATTTATTTCCATGATGTCAATGTTCATCATATTGAAGAATATAATTTCGAGACTATAAAGAATATTAAAGCAGGGCGCGGAGGAACTAGCCATATTGATGTGTTCAATAAAATAAATGAATCTGATGATCGTATTGGTCTAGTAATATGCTTCACGGATCTATTTACTACATTCCCTACTGACACTCCAAATTATCCAGTTATTTGGGCACACCCTCCCAGCGGGGCTTCTCAAGATGTGCCGTGGGGAACTAAGGTACAAGTAGATTTGTCCAATATAGAATAATGTCGAACCAAGCAATTATAACAGCAGATAACAAACCTAACCGAAAAATTAAATTACTCGAACACAACTGGTTAATTTTCGAGGAAAATGAAAAACTGTGGGCTGCTCATTTCTGTTCGGGAAATACAAAACGAAAACCTTGGTTCAATCAAGCAATTAATCTTAAAACTAATTCTTCAGAAAATACGACATGTAATGCATGTGGAAATGAAATACCTAACAGTCTTTTAATGATCTTAAAGATTAGTAATCTTTCTATATGAATAAATTAATTGAAAAAATTATTAAACTTGACGACGAGTGGTCTTATTATGAGGTATGTAAACCCAATAAAACATCCCATATTTTGTCTTATATCACTCACGATAAATGCAAACGAATGCGGCAAGTACTTTTCGAGGACCAGAGCGGCGTATCAGGATCTCGCCGATCATTCTTCATGCTATGTGTGTTGTGTAATCAAAAAATACCTGAGGAAACAATTAAAAAAGCAAGAGTATTGATCTTAATGAGAACCATATGATAGCGTTTATCATAGGTTTGCTTGTGTGTTTTTGGGTTGGTTTGTGTATAATAATCATCGTAGAAACAATTAGGGGAAATTAAATGACAAGATGGACCAGCAAAGTTTTTATTGAAAGATTTTGTAGAGGTAAGCTAGGAAGAAAAAGCCAATATGGTAAATATTATGTTATTGATGCAGATAGTTGTAAAATTCTTTGTTGTAAAAACGAAGAAATAGTAGCCGTTTATATGGGTCCTGACTTTACAATTTTTAACGGAACCGGGCTCAGCCGTGACGTTGCCGGCATCGCCGAGTTTAGTATGCATATTAAAGAAGATGAAAGTATAACCGAATCAGGTTTAATTGATTGTGATAATTCAATAATGAAAAGCGTTCTATTCCAAATAGGACATAAACAATATCTTTTGGAGCCTGAATGGGCAACAAAAGATATTGTAACTCATAAAGAATATATGAAAAGAAATAATAATGATATTTGTTTATCCCTAAATAGAAGATATGGCACTAGAAACGACGGTGCAATAATAAAAATTCTGAATAAAAAATGCAATTCAATTAATGAAGCAAGAGAAAGTTTAGTTCCGCAAGACATTCTAAATAATATTGAGGAATCATTTATATTTAATAATTATTGGTTTGTCCCTGATTATACGTATACTCGCAGAAGTTTGTCTCTACAAGAAAAAAGAATCTTAGAGCAACCCCCTATGCCTTGGCATTTTAATATGCAAAATGTTTTAAGTAAAGAAATAGAATCGGCAATATTTAATACGTCGATAACTAGTGAATATATTTCTTGTGCAGAAAATATTTTGGCCTTTATTAACGCTAAACATGCATACTATTGCTCTTTGAAAATGTATGAGATTTCTGAGGAAAAAGATTTTAAATCTTTTTCAATTTTGCCGTCAAATTCAAATGATGGTATTTTACCTAGCGAAGACGGGAATTTCTTTGTAAAAGGATCAATTAGGCTGAAAAATATTCACGGATATGAAAGTATAGCCGAACAATACAAGAGACCGCCTATAAAAGAGCTTAATGTATGGCATAAAATGATTAGAGAATTCTAAATGTCAAAAAAAATAGATACAGGTGCGATAGCATATTACAATGATGTAGCTTTCAATGCTATTGATTCCCTCACAGAAAAACAAGAAATTGAACTATTCAACAAAAGAACATTATTGCTAAAAGAAAAACCAGATAAAAAGAATAGAAAGAATATCAATGAGATTGATAATATACTTGTATTAAGTACAATAAAAATGGCTTATGAAATAGCACTAAGATATGCTACTAATATCCCAGGTATTGATATCAAAGATGCAATTCAAGAAGCCAATGAAGCACTAATTGATGCTATACGTCTATACAATCCTGAAAAGAAAGGAAAGGACGGACTAAGAATTAAATTTAGAACCTATGCTTATATTCGAGCAGAATATAAAGTTAAAGATTATATTATGAATAATTCTCGACTGGTGCGTCTGCCAAGAAGTAAACTAGACGATCTATTTCTGCTTATTGAAGCAATAGAATCACTTAGTCCAGAGGACACAATAGAGGAGCTTAGAATAAAGTTAAATGAAAAAGGCTCCAATATGAAAATAGAAGAGGTGTATAAATCTTTGGAGCTTCTCCAAGGAATTCACACTTCTCTAGATCAAACGGTACGGAATGAAAGTGTTGGAAAAGATCAAACTCTTAAAGATATAATTCCAGTACCTGAAGATGTCCTTAACCAAGAACAAACACTTGACGTTAAAATGGCTACTGAGCTATTGAATAGTAAAGTGAAAGAAATTCTGGCTCCGTATAAAGATATGACCTATGAAGTAATCTACTATAGATTCTTAGACCCTTCCTTAAATAAAATTAGAACCTATGAAGAGACAGCGAAAGCTCTTTATATAAATAAAGCTAGTATAAAAATCCTGAGTAAAGAGTGGATTAGACAGCTTGAATCTATTGGAGTAGATCGCATTCATAAAAGGGCACCAGAGCTAAAGGATATTTTGTGAGTTTAATATGTTGCAATTGTTTCCGAAGGTTTCTTAGTTATGAAAACAATCCTCATTGTCCAGGGCCGGCATTTCAGCATGAGTATTGTGGTTTAAACTACTGTAAATCATGTAATAAATGTATTCATATTATATGCAACAATTGCCTGATTATAAAGGGAAAAATTTAAATGCAAATCATAATTGGTTTATTGTTTATTATTTCAATTCTAATGGTTATTTTGTGTGCCTTAACCGTAACTAATATATATCTTACTTATAGGACACTGATACGCCCAGAATCGCCCTGCTTTGCTGGCAGTTTGGCAACCCAAATTCCTAGGTTTGGAGTAATGGAAGTTGATCCTCAAAACCCTTACTATGCTGCTCTTAGCAAGATGAATAAAAATAAAGTAGAAGGCACCGATATAAAGAAACCTATTAGTGATGGAAATTATTTATAAAAATCTTACATGATATGACTATAAAAGCTACCAAAACCTCTGCTTGCGAAGTTTCAATTACTTTAAATGAAGCAGTCGAAATTATTCGTCATGAGTTAAATATACATGGAAGCAGAGAAGCCGGTGCTAACATTGCTATCCCTCCTCATGCTTCATTCTTTATTGTTTCAGATGAAACAGATTCAAATAAAAGAACCCTAGTTTTTCGTTGGAACGAATAACCTTGGCTTTTCCATACAAAACACAGATAATTACATAGGTATACCATGTCTACACTAATTCCTAAAGGATTCAACAGAATTGCATGTTCAGAACTTATAGCTGGAAAAGCGGAAGCATTTTGGAATGCTCATCGTAAACTTTTAATGGTTAAAATTACTACGGGCCATGATTCTCAAGAAAGGTTAATTGGACCCTTTGATAACTCCCAAGAACTTGAAGTTTTATTTCATGTTCTTAGTGATGTTAAAAGTATGAAGGGGAACTATGGAGCCTGTTAGCCGATGAAAGGCAAAGCAAGAAAAAGACAAGGGAAAAGAAATACTGAAAGCTGGAGAACTCTAATTTATCCAGGCTTATCTGTATACGAAGTAAGCAATCGTGGACGAGTTAGAAAAGTTAAAGGTAAGCTTATACCTTCCAAGCCTTCAGGAAATAAAGGTGACTTAAGAGTTAGAGTTGTTTATAATGTGAAACCCCGCGTTCAAACACATTTGGTATTAAAATCCATAGTAGCAGATCATTGGCTTAGACCTAGAACGATAGGCAAGCGAGTTTATTTTTTAGACAAAAACACTCAAAATTGTGATGTAAGAAATTTAAGAGAAAAAGGAGTCACAAGATATAAAAATAGACGAATTACTCCTGGACTATTAGCTGATGTTCAATCATATTTTCAACATGATACCGTTCGAGGAAATCAAACACGAGCCTGTATCATGTTTGGATTAAACAAATCTACTGTTTCCTTAATAAAAAGGAAAGAAAGATATTATGTTGAGAATAAGATGTGATGATTATATGGTAAACAGTACAGAATTCATTAGAGAACGAGCTATCAAGCGTATAATTCAATTACATAAATGGATGGATCAAGCACCTCAAGGTTATTTTAATTATATACCTACAGTAATAGTAGGAGAGATGGATAATTGGCCAGAGATAACAGAACTGTTAAAACATGAAACAGCGGCCAATAAAATAAGTCCTCAAATTCATGGATATATGCATATTAACTATACTGATCTAGATAAAACTGTTATTCGTGAACATCTGCAAAAATGCATAGATTGGTTTAATAGTGCCTTAAAATATCAGCCTACTATTTGGGCAACCCCATGGGGAGCATGGACACAAGAAATGGAAGAGATAGCTGCCGAGTTTCAATTAACTCTTGAAACTACAGCGCCTACAATGCCTATTGGACAATGTATTGATTTATGTAAAACAACTGGAGTTGAAACTGTAAGGTATAACAGTCCTCTCGTATTAATTCATTGGTGGGAAAAAGGATTAAAACTGCTCAGGCTAACGGAGATAGTCAGGTATGGATCATATGATCTTGCGAAAAGATCGCGACCAGATTTGTTCTAGATATAAAAAACTAATGAACTATAGAACTTTGGGAGATAATGAATGGATTTATAACAATTCATCATATATTATTCATTTATGTCAACGTATAGGTATTTTATTTAATGAAAATAGATGTCATCACTGTAATGAACAAGTACCTGCAATTCTATTAATTAATAATCTTTTAAGATCAATATGACGGGCACACAATTTAGCAGATTTAGAAAGCATTTTTTTAAATTAAATACTGATATAATGAAATTTTATCCGAAATCACCTTTGCTAGTTATGAGTGAGGTTGTTTCTCTCTATAAAAAAGCAAAAGGATGTTGTCAATTTTGCGGTAGTACAATCTATCTAGTAGGGCCAGGGGCTTTTATTTTTCAATGGTATATTCCTTTAGAATATGGAGGAAAGGCTTCAATTGGTAACGTCGTTGTTGTGTGCTCTACTCACGAACGAGAGTTGACAGAAAGAAAACGACCTCAAGACGTATTTGGAATAAATACCTTTGCTGATTTATGTGAACAATTATTCTTGGCTGTTCAAGATAAATCTACTGAAAGAATAAAACAAATAAAAAGGATGATGAACTGGACTCTCGAAGATATTGCTGCTACCTTACGGTACAAAACTTTTGACGACTGGAAACCTGAGAAGTTTGAACTGATATATGAAGGTAGAAATACGATCCCTGATTTAATTGAAAAGATTGTTAAAGAACCTGAAACTAAAGAAGATATAACAGAACAAATAAAACAAATTGTTACATCTAAAAAATATAGAGTACTAAGAAATGAATAAATCGTTTAGAAGATCAGATGAAACATACTCAGAAATATGAAAATCGAATACGATAATATAAAAGCTAAAGTATATGCTGAGTCTCAACACGAACAATCGTTTATTGAACAACTTAGATATGATACATCTATTATAGCCCCTGGTGCTAGGTATATGTATACTCATAAGCAGTATATTAAAACCAAAGGCAAAGCCGGATGGGATGGTAAAGTATATTCAGTTGATAAAAATGGAACGTTTTTATCTGGTCTTGTTCCTAGTGTTCTAGATAAAGCAAGTAAAAATAAAATAAGTTATAAAGCAGATTATATAGGCCCCAACAGAAACCCAGGCACTTCATTTAATAATACCACGGTACAACTTAGACCCTATCAAATGATAGGGGTAAACAAATGCTTAGGAAATGCTCATCCCGTATTGGGATGGAGCCCTAGAGGTATTATACAAGTAGCAACAGGTGGTGGAAAAACGGAGATGGCTATATCTATATATCAACAGCTTCCTCTGCCTACTATCTTTTTTGTTCAATTGAAATCTTTGCTCAAACAAACAGCAGATAGGTTTCAAAAGTATTCAATTAATCCAGGTATAATTGGAGATAGGCAATATAATATATCAAATGATATTAATATTGCTACAGTACAAACAGTAGTCTCCTTACTCAAAAAAGGAGATCAACGTATCATTCGAATGATGAAAGAAGCCAAACAAGTATTCTTTGATGAAGCCCATGGCATTGCTGCCACAGTAGCCAAAGGAAATACTTTTGTTCAACTCGCATCAATGCTGGAGAACGCCTTTATAAGATGGGGACTCACAGCAACGCCGTTCATGCGAGATATTTACTCTAACAATTTGCTTGAAGGAGTGACTGGTCCTGTACTTTACAAGATATCTTCAGATGAATTAATCAAAGATGGATATCTTACTCCTCCTGATATTCAAATAATTCAATCTCCAAAGGTTCCTTGTAAGAACTCATGGCCTGAATGTTATGATTCAGCAATCGTACTAAACGCAGGCCGCAACAAACAAATTCTTGAAGAGTGCGTAAAAATCCCGAAGCCTTGTCTTATTATGTGTACACAAATCGCGCACGCAAAAATTATTGAACGCAATGCAATACTATTCGGACTTCGCATGGGTTATCTAGATGGACAAAGTGATACAGGAACTAGAAATCATTTGATTGCAGAGCTAGTATTAGGCAATCTAGATGCAATAGTTTGTACAACCATTTTTAACGCAGGAATAGACATTCCCCAACTTAAGTCGTTAATATTAGCTGCTGGAGGTCGGTCTAAAGTGGCTCAATTACAGAAGCTAGGAAGAGGACTTAGAAGAGCTGCTGGAAAATCGTCTGTCACGGTAATTGACTTTTGGGATACGTCTAGTAAAATTCTCGAAAGACATTCAAAGGAAAGAATGAGAACCTGGGAAAATGAAGGATTCAAAATCACTTCAATATCAAATAACTGACGCAGGAACTTTTACCTTCTTAAAAATGCATTCGGCGGGGAGAGGGCTGCGAAGGCGCAAGTCTAGCGGGAATAATTGGTGGATGCATAATAAAGCAGGAAGAATAATTTCTGTTAAGGAGAATAAATGGATTTTAATGAAAAAGTTTTCTTGTATGCTCTATGTGGCAGGCCGGAAGACGCAAAGAGATTTGTAGGAATGTTTCAACCTTCATGGCTTGGAGATGTCAGGTTACAGCCGATATTATCAGAAATATACGCTTTTACAATAAAACATGGAACCCCACCTTCCATAGATTTGCTTCATACGATTTTGAAAGATAAAGATAATGAGTTGTATGAATTGAGAATGAAAGACCCAATCAATGAGATTCAGTCAGAGACTCCAGATACAAGTGAGATGATTTATACTCTAAATCAGGCTAAACAAGTAGCGGTAGTACGTTCATTTGTTGAGTTAACGCGAAACCCTGCATTTGTGGAAAGAGAAGTCGCTTATGACGGCGATACTTTAATTAAAGAAATACACACTTGGCTAACTAAATTTAATAGTTCATCTGGAGATAGAACAATGGACTTGAAAGAAGCCATTGAAAATTTAATCCAGACTACTGGTTTTAATCAAACAAATGAACGAATTCCTGTCGGAATAGGGCCCATTGATGAATGGACCGGAAACGGACTACGAAGAAAACAATTAGGGGTTTTTCTAGCTCCTACAGGGCACGGAAAAACTGCTATATTGAACATTATTTCTCACAAAATTGCAACAATTGAACGTAAAAGAGTATGGTTTATTACCAACGAACTTTCAATTGAAGAAGTAACTGAACGGCTGATGACAAGACTATCTGGTATAGAATTAGAAAGAATTATAGAAGATCCCATCATTGGATTTAAAGGATTAGACAGACATTGGAAAGACGGCCTCCAGAATCGCTTGTGGCTGTCTGAAGTAAATAGAGAGGTGTCCACGGACGATCTTGAGGCAGAGATGGCATCCTGGGCCAACGTGCGAGGCTGGAAGCCCGACGTAATCGTTCTAGATTATATGGAACGAATGAAACCTACCATGAGCGGGTATCGAAGAGACAAAGAATGGCAATGGTTAGGGTCCATAGCTAACGATCTAGTTAGAATGGCCAAAAGACATAATATAGTTATATGGTCAGCGGCTCAGACCAATAGAGAAGGATTAAATGCAACTAGTGGTATTACAGGTAGTATGGCACAAGCCTCTATTCGACATCTGCAAGAATGCACGGCAGTTATTGGAATGAGTCAGCAAGAAATGCCTGGAACAGATAAAATTGTCATGCAATTTAGTTCAATTAAACAAAGACAGAGCAGACGAGCGCCTCGCCCCATTGCTTTGGAATGTGATCTTGCTAAAATGAACATTACTAACATAGAAGTAGATATTGAGGAAGCTCAGCAAAAAGAAAATGCACGAAAGATAGAAGAAATAACTGAAGAAAATAGAGATTCAACTCCTCTTCAAGATCAAAAACGGAGAAAGAAATATGCGAAATAGAAAAGGACCTACATTATTTCCTTATTTTCGTAATAATAGAAGAAATGTAAACTCAGACCATTTGAAAACGAAGAAAGAAAATATGCGAAATAGAGGCATTTTAAATTATAGATATAAATTTCAAATGACTAAGACTACTTTTACTCTACTATTTCTAATTATATTGATTGGTGGAATTGTCATACCTGTACTGCTTTTCTATACGCACATAGAGAAGAAGCCAAAGTTTAACGATAAATGTCAGGAAGCAATTTGGAATGAAAGTCACATGTCTTATAGAGATGAACGTATATTACAAGCAATAGTGATGTACGATAGATATAAAAATGAATATTAATAGTGGTGAAATGATTAATTGCGGAGAATGGTCATATACAATTAGAGATTATAATACTCCTCCGCTCCGAAGATATTATAAGGAGCTGAAGTTATGTATGTATGTACAATTATTACATACTCCTGAATGGAATCGGTGGAGCCCCGCCGTGCGGTCGCGCCGCGGAGAACATTGGACAAATTTAACTAGAAAAACAGTAATAGAAGAATGTCAATGCGGAGCGGAAATACCTGCGGCTATTCGTATGCTAATATTATTAGTTGACAATGGGTATTATATGAGTGAACCTGTAACAAATTCAAATGAAGAGGTTAGGTAATGAGTTTTTTCACATATAGACAAAATAATAGTGGTGGTTCATTTGTTGAAAATGAACATGTAAATATATTTGTAATTATAGAAGCAGATTCTGCCAAACAAGCCGATAACAAAGCAAAATCTATAGACATATATTTCGATGGATGTGAAAACGGTACAGACTGTCATTGTTGCGGTGATCGCTGGAGTCGAGCAGCGACCACGTATTTTGAAGAAAAAGGCTTTTCGGAAAAATACGGTGGCGACCGGGGAACAATTATTTACTATAAAAATGGAAATAAGGAAATAATAGGTGAAAGAATGGAAACCCAGGCTATTTAAAAAATGGCCTCCTGAACTACAGGCTATTTATAACTTATCTGATAAGAAATGGGAAAAGGCTATTAAAAGAATATTTATTGAAGCTGAATTAGCAGGAAAGAAAAATATTAAATCTGGTAAAGCTAAATGGGATTCAATTACTCATGAAATAGTATGTAAAGAAAAATGTATTTTAGATCAGCCAAATAAAATAACTCAAAAAGGTGTTGACAAATCAGAAAAAAGTGCAGATAATTGAAATGAGAGACACCAATCCTGGCCGAGTGATCGTGAGGCCAATAACCAGACAAAAGGTTTGGAATCTAGAGGAAAAGTAAACTGAAATGGTGTTAATTTACTTTTCCGGGTCATAAACACAGTAGAGAAAAAAAATAATTAAATATTAACAATAATTATATTAACAGTAAAAAATAAAAATTTATGAATAACAAAAACAATATGAAGAAGAAAGATTAGAGACATAAGATTTGTTCTATAGTCTCTTTCTTCTTAAGAGGAAAAATGAACACAAATAGATTTGCATCTGAAGCTGAAAAATTCATAAACCAACAGCCTGAAGTTTGGGATTTGTTTGTAGGTTTTACCTTAGAGGCTATAGCTTCTGGTAGAAAACACTTTGGAGCCAAAGCAATCTGGGAAAGACTTCGATGGGAGACTGATATTGTAGCTGGCTATGATGATTATAAAATGAATAATAACTATCATGCTTATTTTGCAATCAGGTTTGAAAAACAATTCCCTAAGTACAAAGGCTTTTTTAGGCACCGAAAAGTTGGTACAATCTAATGGTTAACTATATTATAGTTTCGCTGGCTTTTGTTGTTGCTTTCATTGTTACTTTTATTGCGGCTTCAGCGTCGCCTCCTGGTGAGGCATATCCTTCTCCAGATCAGAATATTATTGAAATAGGTAGTGTTAAAGACGTGGAGATTTATACTTATCTTTATCATGGACAGAGATGTTTTATAGCAGTGAATAATTCCAGTTTGGATTTGGAGTGTCTGTAATATGAGATTAGGTTATTAGTGAACAATGTTCTAAGCTGGTTAAAATCGGCTTTTTCGGTACAGTCCTTAAAGGGACAAGAAGTTAATTTTAATTGTCCATACTGTGAACATCCTAGATTTTATTTTAACTGGAAAAAGAAAGTAGGTTATTGTCACAGAGCCAGTTGTGGTAGGAAGCCTAATTTAAGTGATTTAGTTAAATTAAAAGGTTATGGCCCTTCTGATTATTATATTGATCAGTCTATTCAAGAAGCAGAGAAGCCTAAGAAGGTCGAGCTACCGCCTGGATTATGGGATATAACAGAGAATACCGATCCTTGGTTAGTAAAAGCTCTCGAATGTCGCGGAATTGTAAAAGCAAAAATAGATTTAATAGAAATTAAGGGATTTACAAATCGAGTTTATATTCCAATTACTTATAAAAGTGAATTGGTCCAGTTTATAGGACGAGCAATTGATAGATCAAAAGAGCCTGTTGATGGTTTTAAAACTGACCACTCTCAAAGATTTAAATACGCATCTGGATCTTCAGTAAGTAAATTCATTTTTAATTGGGACGTATCTAGTACCTGGGAAAAATTAGTACTTGTAGAAAGCACATTTAATGCAATTGCTTGGAACGATAAATTTAATTGCACAACTAATTTTGGTTCTCATTTATCAGATATTCAAATAAATTTGCTTTCTCATTCTAATATAAAACAAGTCATATTTTCTTGGGATAAAGACGCCTACAAAAAAGCTTATGCGGCAGCCATTAAACTAGGAAAGGTAGGAATTAAAACAGCAATATTAATTTACAAAAACTATAATCAGCCTGATGAAATACAATTTGACTTATTGTCACACACAATCAATGAAACATTTAAAGAATTAAATAAGAACGCCCCGCATAGCTTCGGGCCGTTGAGGAATACAATATGAGCTGTCGCATAGATGAAGGCGGTAGTCCTAACTGCCCAAGAGCAGCTAATTGTAAAAGTGTAGAACTCAGAGGCAGATCGTTATTTAGTATAAATCAATATAAACAAAGAATTACAAATACCACTACAGCAGAGGGTGGTCCTTATAAAGTAGTTTTTGTTGCTGATTATCCTGATAGATGGGACGATAGAAACGGATTTATCGGTCATGCTAGAGGTATTGATAAAATAATTGAATTTTGTAATAGAGCAAATATACCTCTCCAATCTGCCTATTTAACTTATCTAACTCGTTGCTTTACTTATAAAAAGCCTTCTATTCAAGAACAGAAGGCTTGCACTCCTTATACAGTTGAAGATATTGAACGATTGTCTCCTGAAGTTGTCGTCCTATTAGGATCGGCAGCTCAGAAATTGTTTAATCTTCATACTCAAGGAGGAGTAACTAAACTACGAGGGAAGCATTTCTCGCTGCCTATTCCTGGCGGCGATCCAAATAAAACATATTCAGTTGTTGCTACCTATGATCCGGCTATATTTTTTCATAGGTCTGATTCCTTTTTAGAGCAGAGAATTTTAGATGATTATCGAATGATTAAAAAACTGGCTGATAAGAAGGAAGTTGAAGAAAAGAATCAATTTGCTAAATATGAAGTATTAAAAACCATTGAAGATATAAAAGAATTCATTCATGAAGTAAAACAAAAGAATTTTTTTGCGTTTGATACTGAATCTCGTGGTTTACCTTGGACTAGAGAACCTCTAATTCTTATTTCCTTTTCCTTAGGGGAAGGAAGAAACTATATCCTTCCATTATATTATCATGATTCTACAGGAAGTCCTTGGCTATTACGCCCAGCGTTTTCCAGTAAAGCAAAAAATGAAATAATTATTCCTTTACTTAAAGAAATCTTTGAGAGTGAAGATATACATAAATCCGCTCATAATATAAAGTACGATTCTAATGTTATAAGAAAGTATTTAGGTTTACGTGTTAATGGATATATTTATGATACAATGTTGATGCATCATCTATTAAATGAACAGAAACCTCATGATCTTGAATATTTAATGGACATTGAGTTTGGCAGCCGCAATTACAGCCACAAAGTAGAAGCTATTGTAGGGAAGGGAAAAATATTAAAACAACAATATGATGCAATTCCTGATGATGTACTACACGAATACACTGCGACAGACGTAGAAGGTACTTATAAGTTAACTAAAATTTATGCCGCGAGATTACGTGAATCTCCTAAATTATGGAATCTATATTGGGAAGAAACTGCTCAGCTTTCAAAAATTCTAACTGATTCTGAATGGTACGGGCATGAAGTAGATATGGATATTCACGCTAAGCTTGTTAACTCATATACAAGCGATGCAGCTTCTTTATTAAAAGAAATTGAAACTGATACTTGGAAAGACTTTAATCCTAATTCATCACAGGATGTCCAAAAAGTTATCATATCTTCTGGATTTGAAGAAGCCATTCGTGATAAAAAGAATATGAGCGGGTATTCTACTGGTAAAGAAAAATTAATGATACTTCAGAAACAGTTGCCTATTGTTGATAAAATTATTAGCTATCGTAATACACAGAAAATGCTCGGTACCTATCTTGAGAATGTAACATATGATAGAGACTTAGATAATAGAATAAGATATAGTTTTTTTATTCATGGTTCTGAAACAGGCAGGCTTTCTTGTCGCTTTTTACATCAATTACCTAGAGTTGACGAAAAACGAAAAATAAACATGAGAGACATGCTTATTTCTGCGCCTGGGTATAGTCTAGTTTATTTCGATTACGATCAAATCGAAATGAGGGTCTTGACAGAACTCAGCGGAGATAAAGAACTATCTAAAATTTTTTGTTATCCTGAAAAAGAAACCATTGATGTTCATAGAGCAACAGCCGGTACCGTGCTTAGTATAGACTACAATAAAGTATCTAATTTTAATAGACAAGAAGTAGGAAAATCAGTAAATTTTGGAATTTCTTATGGTTCGGAAGGTCACAGACTAGTTGCAAAATGTCAATGGGAAGATCCTAAAGGTTATAGACATCCTATCACATGGGATATGTTTAATGCAGGAATGAATAGATTTAAGTCTAAATATATTAGTTTAACAGAATTTCTTGAAATTCAACCTGATATTGCTAGACGAAATGGTAATAAATTAACTACCCCGTTTGGTAGAGATCGCAGGATGGGAGGTAAACTAAGTGACCCCGTGGAAGGTGTTCGTAAAGCAGCAGAAAGAGAAATTGTTAATTTTATTATTCAATCTACTGCCGTGGCGATTACTTATAGAAGCCTTATTATACTTGATTCTATCATACGCGCTTGGATTCGATCTGGTGAAGTTAAAGAAGGAGACATTAGATTAGTAAACACTGTCCACGATTCAGGTATGTATGAAGTAAAAAATGAATATATTAATAAATGGACAGATGTTCTTAAAAAGACTTTAGTAAGACCTATAATTGAACTTAACAATAGACAATTTCCATGCGCTATTGGTATAGGTCTTACTTCTACTAAAGCAGAGAAAGATAAAATTGCACAATAAAGGAGAATAAATGGAATTGATTAATAATCTGTTTCATGTTGATACAGATCAAGGTATAAGGTTAATTGAAATTAATTCTGACGATTTTTCTATTGATGAAATGAATATAGAATCTGAATTATGTAAAGCAGGTGTTTTACTTTGTTACTATAGTGATTTGGCTGCTGAATTAGATGCAAAAGCCGCCAACCTTAAGAACAAGGCCGATGAAGTAAGGGGGAAACAAGCAATTGAATTGAGAAAAGTTCATACAGGATCTAGGCTTACTGAAAATATGCTTGATGAAATGATTGTAACGTCTCCCGGATATCAAACAATTCGTAGTCTTTTGGTTGAGGCTCAAAAAGAAGCATTTAAAGCAAGTAACCTCTTCAAATCAATGAATCAACGGGTGGAGTGCCTCAAGGCTTTGTCGTATAGGCAAGGAAAGCAAGAGAAAGTTTTTTAAAAAAGCAGTTGACAAATGACACAAAAAAGCAGATAATTCTCATGAGCGGACAACCCGCCCAAAGCAAAGGAGTCCTATAAATGACTGATGCAAATGGTTTTTTCCCGGTTAATCAAAACGAAGTAGACAAGCAATCAGGCGTCCAGCCTTTTCTATTTCTAAAGGAAGGTATCACCCAAATCAGGGTGCTTCCTCCCTATTCTAATAAAGGTGTCTGGGCTCGCGAAATTCGTGAGCATAGCCTAACTATTGAAGGCAAGTTTATGACCTTTACTTGCCCTAAATATCACGATAGCGATCCTTGTCCTTTTTGTGAGGAAGGTGCAAATCTTCATTCTCAAGGTACTGAGGAGAGCGTTGAAGCTTCAAAAGTACTTAGACCTAAGCGTTCATTTCTTTTCAATGTTCTAGTATACTCTGCTCCTGGAGATCAACTCTCACTTCGATCAGGAGTAAAAGTACTCAAGACTGGTATTACTGTTCAACGCCAAGTTTTTGATCTTGATCAGGACGCAGCCGGCGGTTGGGGTAATATTTATGATCTTGAGAAGGGGTTTGATCTTAGAATTACTGCAAAAGGCGCCGGTAGGTCGAGAGAGTATATTATAAAGGGCGTGCCAGGTCGAACTAATGTATTGGAGCAACTTAAAATTCAAGGAGTCAGTATTGAATTGAAACCTGTTAATCTTGATGAGCTTCTTCCTTGTCAACCCTACGACAAGTTGCAGCGCGCGCTTCAGGATTCCCGTAGCGTTTTAAATACTGCTCCTACTGATTCAGGCGTACATGACCCATCATCTAAGATGGCTCCTCCTAGTGGAGGACCAGTTTAATGTGGTATCCTCAAGGACAAACTGTATTTGTCAAAAAATCGGTTCCTAAGGAAATAACTGATGGTGGAATTGTTCTTCCTAATGCTCAGCAAGAATTGACTCTTGAAGGCACTGTTATTCTTGTATCTGATGGTTTTGGAGTTTATAAAGGAAAAAAGGTATTGTTTAGTAAATTTTCTGGGTCTGAAGTTAAGGTTGGCAGCGAGTCGCTGTTAATTATGAGAGTGGAAGATATACTCGCAGTTTGGACTGATGAAACATTGTAATAAATGTAATTCCGATAAATTTCCAGGTGACTTCTATAAAAACAAAAAAGCTAAAGATGGTTTACATTCTTGGTGTAAAGAGTGCTGTAGGGTATATCACCAAACAGAACACTATTTAAAAATAAGAAATAAATATCAAAAATCCGAAGCTGGAAAAGTTAGCAAAAAGAAATATCAACAATCAGATGGATATAAATTACTGAGGAAAAGAAACCATGTAAAACGTAATTACAATATAGATATAAAAGACATTCCAAATAAGTGTCAAGTTTGTGATTCTGGTGGTAAGATTAGTGTGGATCACTGTCATAGGACAGGAAAAGTTAGAGGTTTCCTCTGTCAAAATTGCAATGTTACATTGGGAATGGCAAAAGACGATATTTCAAGGCTACAAAAATTGATAAACTATTTAAATAAGGAAGAGGAAAATGTTTAGTACGAAGACTGTAACGGTAGATAAGGTTACCGAGCTTGTTACCAATTACAAGAATGGAAATATTACACTTACTAGTATTGCTATGGAGCTTGGTTGTTCTGTTCCTACAGCCGCCCGCCTCCTCAAGAAGGAGGGAGTGGTAATGCGTGGAAAGGGGCGGCCCAAGGGGAGTAAAACGGTAAATCGCAAGCCTAAAGTTGTGACCTTTAAGCAGGTTGTAAATCCTGAAGTAAACGATACGCTTCCTGTTTCTGATAAGAAGCTGCTAGTGGATTCTGGGGACTTCGCTGCTTTTCAAAAGCGCGTACTTAATTACGCCAAATAATCTAAGTAATTCTTCCCGAGTGAAGTTGCTGCGGTACAAGACTGTAGGGCGGTTAACTGACGGGAAGAAAGAATTCAGGAGAAATTTATGTGGCCGTTTAAGCGTGAAGTTGAAATTGAATTGGTTTCTCATATTAAGAGCGTGCGAAGGACAATTTATCTTACTGATAAGTCAACTATTGTTTCATATATGCAGGAAGTCGGAACAGCCAGAGAGGGTGCCCCTCCTCCGGCTAACTATCACTTTGAAGCCCGTACGAGACATAATGATGAATGGGATAGCTCGTGGAGTCATTCTAATGACAGCTTTTTCCTTAGGGGCAGTGACCCGACAGCCTTAATAAGGCGAGACATGATTACCAAAATTACATATGAAGTAGTAGAATAGTGCCAACATTTGACGATTTATTTTCCAAAATAAATAAAGATATTGCTAAAGATCCTGGTTGTTCAGTTAAAAGGCCCGGGGATATAACGCTCAGTAGTCGTATTCCGTATGGAATTCCATCAGGAATTCCTGAGTTAGAATTGGCCATTGGGAGACCTGGTATACCTGCTGGTCGAATTACAGAATTGTATGGGTTTGAACGATCTGGAAAAACTACGGCTGCTTTACATATTCTCGCATCCGCCCAGAGAATGGGTGGCGGCGGCATGTATATTGATTCTGAATCTACTTGGGACGAAGAGCGGGCTATTCAACTCGGGGTCGATCCAGATAAAAATTTAATAATTGGTGAAGTTCAAAATATTGAAGGTATTTTTAGATTACTGCTTTCTTCTCTAGATAATCTCAGAGAAGTAGGGCTTACTAAACCGTTTGTTTTTGTTGTTGATTCAATTACTGGTGTTGAATCTGAAGTTAACGATGACGCCAAAAAATTCGGCAAAGAAGCTAGAGTAGGCCAAGACGCTAGACTTATTCGTAGAGGAGTGAGGTTGACAAATAAGAAGATAGCTGAAACCAAAGCAGCCGCTATCTTTATTAATCATGCTATATCCAATATCAATAGTAATCCTTTTGCCCCACAATCTACTGCTGCTGGTGGTAGAGCACTTAAATTATTTTCTACTCTTCGTATACAATTTAGTCAGGGATCTGAAATTCAAGATAAGAGAGGCGAGAAAGGGGAAATCCGCCTTCGTCATGGTATGACTTCAAACATTAAGGTAGAGAAATTAAAAGGATCTAAATTAATGTTTCAATTTTTTCAGTTAGATCTTTTAGATGAAGGCGGGTTTGATACTGCTTCTTCTTTGCTTAAAGCAGGCGTACATACAGGATGGATAGAAAAAGAGAACCCTAAAACGTATAAACTAGGAGATCATGAATTTCCTGAAGCTGATTGGCGGTCTGTGATTTCAATTCTCGGTGGAAAAGATGTAGCTTATGAATCTTGGCTTAAATGGTGCCTTGAAAATAAAAAACTTAATCTTTGGGCTAATTGGAATGGCTAATCCTGCGCAGATCGTGTAACTAGCCATATCGTAGAACCGTCTGGCATGCTCAGGTATGCCTCTGAGGAGATGGAGCCGTGAACGAAACTTACCTGATCGTGCCGCCCTGTGCGGAATGCGAGCACCTGCGCGCCGAGGTGAAGGCTTTGCATGAGGTGGAGCACGTCGAGCTAGCCCACTTGCGCGCCGAGGTGGCCGAGCTGCGACGTGAAAACACGCGCATTGCATTGGGCCAGCCAGCCGTAGAAGCAAACATCAAGCTACGCGAAGAGATAGACGTAGTGCGCAGCGAACTCGACGCAGCCCGCAGAGAGAGAGATCGCTATCTGGAGAGGTTGGACCGTATCATCAAAGCTTGGTCCAGCGAGGCAAACTTGCCATGAAAGTACTCATTTTTTCAGATATACATTTCCATAATTGGAGCTATGGAGCTTCATATGAAAATGGTTGGAATAGCAGATTACTTGATCAAAAAAAAGTATGTGATCAATTAGTTGATCTTTCTTATCGTCATAATGTTGATTATGTGATTTTTTGTGGTGATTTATTTCATACTCATGGCAAAATTGAATCTGGTCCCCTTTATATAGCCTCTGATTTATTTTCTAGATTTAAAAAACCTGATCGTAAAATAATAGTTCTCGTGGGAAACCATGATCTTGGCATCAAAAAGGGCGCAACATCAGTTGATTGGTTAGCTAAACTTGATGTAAAAATAGTACACGACACTTACATAAACGATAAATTTGGATTTATAGCTTATACTGATAATGAGCAATCATTTAAAGATAGTTGTTTTAAATTAAAAGAACATAACTTAGATTATTGGTTTTTACACCAAGGAGTTAAAAACGTTCCTGTTGGATCTGATTTTGTTGTTCCTAATGAATTTTCTTTTGATATTCCTGAGAATCTTAAAATGGTTTTTACTGGACATTATCATAATCATACGCAAGTTATTGATAGACCTATTACGATAATAGGCTCCCCTATGCAATTTAATTGGTCAGATACAGAAAAAACTCGCGGTTGTATTATTTTAGATACTTGGACTCATGAATGGAAATTTCATCCTTTAGACTCTCCTAAATTCATTGCTTTAAAGGGCCTAGATAGTTTTTTTAATGCTAATAATGTCGAAAATAATTTTGTAAAAATAACAGAAGAAATCCCTATTATTTTTATGGATGAAATTAGATCAAAGTTAATGGAAGCAGGTGCCCGGGCTGTTGAGTTTTCATTCAAAGCATCTAAAGCTAAAGTAGGAATGACTACTAATGTATTTGATATAAATTCTCTTATTAAACGTTATATAAATTTAAACAAAGTAGATAATAAAGGCCAAAATATAGCTGATCAATTGCGAGAAGGAAATTATGCGCCTCCAGCGGATTGAAGCAGAAAACGTATTTTCAATAGGCAGTATAAATATTGATTTATATTGTCGAGGTGTTGTTCTCATTACTGGTTTTTCCAATGATGATAACTCTGGTAACGGCGCAGGAAAATCTTCTGTAGCTAATCATGCTATAGTTTGGGGTTTATTTGGACAAACTTATGATGGTGTTAAGGGAGACTCTATAATTAATAGAAATAATTTAAATAAAACTAGTAAAGTCACTATAGAATTTTTAGGCATAGATAATAATCTTTATAAAATTATTAGAACACGAAACCCTAATAGTTTAAAATTATATAGTTTATATAATACAGACATTTCTCATAAATTAGAAAAAGAAACGCAGCTTATGATTAACAGCCTTTTGGGCAGAAGCTTTTCGACATTTATTCATTCCGATCTTATTGGACCAGGAACAGAAAGATCGTTTTTTAAATTAAGTGGTGCAGATCAGATTTCTGTAATTGAAAATTTACTCCCTATCAATGAACTTGAACTTTGGACAGTAAGGGCTAAAGAAAATACTACCTTAGTCAAGGAAAAGATTGAAAGTTTTCAATTAGAACTATCTAAAACTCAAGGTAAATTAGAAGCTGTAAAGGATCATTTTCAATTTGTAAATAATCAAAATTTTTTATGGGAAAGCAGATTAGTATCGGAGTTAAATTTAACTAAATCTGAATTAAATAGATTGATTGAATTAGAAAGTAAAAAAACTTTAAAAGCTGATATTATTAAAAAAATTGTAGGAGAAGACTGGTCAGATCACTTTGATTTAAAGCAGGCTGAAAAATCTGATCTTGAATTTAATAAGGCCGTTTTAGATACTGAAATAAAATATATTGACAGTGTTGCTAATGCGGAAACCTGCATTGCTTGTAGACAAACGATAATAGAAAAAACTAAAAAAGAGGCCAGTAATAGATTAGATTCTTTGACTATTTTTTTAAATTTAAATATAAAAAAATATCAGGAAGTGTGCGTTTGGTTAGACTGGGTTAGACAACTTACATCTATAGTATTTTCTGTTCCTATAATAGAACAATATAAAACCACTCTTTATAAACTTGAGAGTTCTACTTCTCCATATGTGATTGATTCAGTTTCAGAGCGAATTAAAGAATTAGAAGCTTCTATTGTTAAGATTAAATCTAATATAGATAATTTAAATGATGAATTAAAATGGCTAAATTTTTGGTCTAATGGGTTTAGTAAAGATATTAGAACTATGATGATTGAGGAAATTTGTCCTTTTTTAGAAAGCCGTATCAATCAATATCTAAAACAATTAAATAATCCTCAGTTTAAAGCTACGGTTTCAACTATAAAGTCATTGAAATCAGGAGACATAAGAGAAAAATTTAATCTTGAAATAAAATCAGACTATGGTGCTAACGAGTTTGACTTGCTTTCTGTAGGAGAAAAACAGATAGTTAGCTTTGCGGCTAGTTTAGCTGTAGCTGATTTAGCTGTAACTCAAGTTCATGGTAAGTCAAATATTTTAATATTAGATGAGCCTTTCATGGGATTACATAAAAATAATTGCGATAATGTTATAAACTTTCTTAATCAACACGATATTGAAACTATTTTTATTATTAGCAATGAGGATAATTTAAAGACATTGATTCCTGATCGCATTCATATTGTTAAATCAAAAGGGCAATCATGGATAGAATAAAGTCTAAATTTGAATTATTTGAAAATTTAAAGGCTATTCATGAGTTAGACATAGACCCAGTAGGGTTTCAAATCTATCTGTTTGGTCGTGAAGATGTACATGAAGAAATGGAAATGGGCGAGCCTGGAATAGAATATAAACTCGCTAATAGGTTTATTAAAAATCTTGATTTTCTCAGTACAGTTGATTCTAGTCGTCCTATTTTAATTACTATGAAGAGTTGTGGCGGCGTTGTTCATGAAGGTATGGCAATTTATGATGCTATCATGGCGGCTCCAAACCCTGTTACTATCGTAAATTATACTCATGCACGAAGCATGACTAGCATTATTCTTCAGGCTGCCAATAAACGTATAATGATGCCAACATCTTCCTTTATGTACCATCAGGGAGATGTCTTGGTTCAAGGCACAATTAAACAAGTATCATCTGCAATGAGATTTGATGAAAAATTCGAAGAAACTATGTTAGGAATTTATATAGAACGAATAAAATCACGTCCAGAATCTTTGGCTTATGGTTGGCCTGAGAAAAAAATAAGGGCCTGGTTAAAAGGCGAGATGGATAAAAAAGAAGACGTATATCTTACAGCTAATGAGGCAGTTCAGTGGGGATTTGCAGACGAAGTATTTTGTGATTGGGATACGGTATTTGATTATACGCCTGAGCAGAAAAATATTAAATGACAATAGAAGACGTTTTAGGGCATATTTTTTATGTTAGTATTTTAACAGGGACCATATTATTAACTAAAAAAAATAAATGGGGATGGTTGTTTAGAGTAATAGGAGATATAGGGTGGGTAATAATAGGATGGCAAATATCTATGTATTCTATTGTTATATGGTCGTCTATTTTTAGTATAAATGACTTCAGAGGATTTTTGAAGTGGAGGAGTGAAGATGAAAACAAGTAGTTGCAAAGCGAAGGGTCGCGAGTTGCAAAAATTCGTAGCCGAAAAGATAAGACAAGTATTCAACCTGCCAGAAGAGGACGTAGTAAGCCAGTGTATGGGCAGCCCAGGAAAAGATATACGACTAAGCGAAAGAGCATTAAGTCTTCTGCCTCTATCAATAGAATGCAAAAACACAAAAATCCACCCGAGCGTCGCAGCATTAGACCAAGCAAGGCACAACTCAAAGCCATCAGAGACGCCCTGCGTAGTGTGGAAGCCACCGAGAAAAGGGTACCAAGAATCCCTGGTATATTTGAACCTAGAAGATTTTTTAATTCTTCTAAAGACATCAAGAGAACTACAAATAAATAAATCTATATCTGCTGCTTTAAATTTACATACAGAAGAATGGGCAAAAGTAAACAAAGGAAATAAATAATGGCACGCATAGTGGCTTGGGATCTAGAAACATCAAATTTAAATGCTAACATAGGTTTCATCCTATGTGCTGGCTGGAAAGTAATAGGAGAAAAAGAAACTCATGTTATCAAAATCAGTGATTACAAGTTACATAAAACAGATCCCACGAATGACTACGAAGTCGCTAAACGAATGGGTGAGATCCTTACAGATTGCGACGGGATGCTTACTTGGTTTGGTCAGTTTTTCGATGAGCCCTATTTGCAGTCCCGTCTTCTTTTTCATGGTCTTCCTTTACTTCCCACATCTACTACTGGTACGCACATTGATGGCTGGAGAATCGCCAAGAAAAAATTAAAGATGACTTCCAATAGATTAGCTACAGTGTCAACTTTTCTTGGTCTTGATGAAAAAACTACGCTTAATTTTAATATATGGAGAAAAGCGATGGGAGGACATCTTCCAAGCCTTCGTTATATTTATAAGCATTGCCATCAGGATGTACTTGTATTAGAACAAGTATATAAGAAGATAAAACCATTATGCACTTGGCACTTTAATGTTAATCTTGACGCAAATGCGGCGCTTAAGGAAAGCGGACCTCTGTGTCCTAGATGTGGTTCTCCTAGACTAATGAAGCGCGGCTTCCGAGGGTCTTATACCGCCAGAACTCAGCGATATTATTGTGGTGCTTGTGGTTCATGGTCTATGGGTAATCCAGTGAAGGTAAAAGGTCTTGTTGCAAGATAAATGTCGAGGCGGTATGCCTGCATACGTAAAAAACTGTAAAAATAAACCTAGAAAGCCTCATCCTTGCCCAGAGAGAAATTTTTGGGGACCGGAAGACGCGGCAAAGTTATGTAATTGTTGTAAAGAATGTACTGAAGAATGTGCAGAAGATAGTTAAAATGTTGTCGCAAGATAAATGTACCTGTATAAAAGAGTCTTTCTATTTTTACTATTGTGATATACACGGCTGGAAATGTACATGGCCTAAACCTACCTTAAAAAACTGGTTGACAACCACAGAAAAAAATCAGATACTTAAGGACAAAGGAGAAAAATGAGTGTTCAAATTGACGGGCCTAAGTATCCTGTGTGGACTTGGAGGTGGTATCTTTGGGTTGCGTGGAGAGAGATGCAACTTCAATGGGGTGTTCTGACTGGAAAGATTGACCCTAATGATCCTTCCTAAAGTATATCTTTCTGGAAGTATGGCTGGATTAACCTATCAAGAGGGAACCCAGTGGAGAGATTATGTAACAAACAAATTAAAAGATGTAGCTAATTGTCTGTCTCCTTATCGTGGAAAGGATTTTCTTAAGGGTCAAGTTATAAAAAACCAGGAATACACTCAGGTAATGAGTACTCCTAAAGCCATAACAATTCGAGATCGTTGGGACACCATGAATGCTGATGTGGTATTAGTTAATTTAACAAATTGTCGAAGTTTTTCTATTGGGACTATAATGGAAATTGGTTGGGCAGATGCTGCTAGAGTCCCTATAGTAGCAATAATCCCTCAAGAATCTGAATATTTTAAACATCCTATCCTCACTCAAGCGTGTGCATATATTGTGCAAGATCTGAACGAGGCCATCAATATTGTAAAGGTACTATTAAATGTCTAATACTTTAGGAGCTTTTGCTACTACTATATTTAAAAGAACGTATGCTTTTGATGAAAATGAAACGTGGGAAAAATGCTCAAAAAGAGTAGCGAAATTTGTAGCAGGAGATAATACTGACGATTATAGAGACTTTTACGATGTTATTTCTTCTCGACGGTTTATTCCAGGCGGACGTTATTTGTATAGCTCGGGCCGAGAAATTGCTCAATTGACAAATTGCTTCCTTTTACAACCCGAAGATAGTCGGGCGGGATGGGGAGAACTCTTGTCTGTTGCGGTAAATGCTTTATGCACAGGAGGAGGCATAGGAAGTGAGTACAGCCAGATCCGGCCTAAAGGTACACCCATTAAACGTTACGGAGGTACGGCTAGCGGCCCTATTTCTCTTATGGCTATGGTCAACGAAGTGGCTCGGCATGTCATGGCTGGTGGTAAGCGCCGGAGCGCTCTTTGGGCTGGCCTTGTTTGGAATCATCCAGACATCGAGGATTTCATCAACGCGAAAAATTGGGAAACATCGGTTAAAGCGTTAAAGGAAAAAGATTTTAATTTTCCTGCTATTCTTGATATGACCAATATCAGTGTTCGTCTTGATAAGCATTTTTTTAAAGCAATTAAAACAGATGAATCTATTCAGGATCTCTATGCTCATATTTGTCGATCAATGTGTAAGACTGGAGAGCCTGGCTTTTCTATTGACTTGGGTAAAAATGCAAACGATATTCTACGTAATCCTTGTTGCGAAGTCGTATCTGATAAAGATGGAGATTGTTGCAATTTGGGAAGCGTTAATTTAAGCCGTATTTCTGATTTAACTGAACTAGAGCGTGTTACAAGAATTGCTACTAAATTTCTTTATCTTGGAACATATAGAGGATGGTTACCACATGAAAAATTCTCCAAAGTACGAGAAGAATATCGACGCATTGGTTTGGGACTCATGGGACTCCATGAATGGTGCATCAGGAACGATCAGGGGTATGAGCCTTCGGGAAAGTTGGGTGAATGGCTTTCAACATGGAGGAGAATAAGTGACGATGAAGCGGATCGAGTATCTTCTGAGAAAGGTGGAGCAAGACCCCGGGGCGTTCGTGCCGTTGCTCCTACCGGCACTATCGGAATTATCGGCGAAACAACGACGGGAATTGAACCTGTCTTTTGTGTGGCATACAAGAGACGATTTCTTGGCGCTAACCAGAAATGGCAATATAGTTATGTGGTGGACCCTACCGTCGCTAGATTGGTGGCTGAGAAAGGAATCACAGCGGATGAAATTGAAGATTCTTATTCTCTTTCACGAGACGTTGAAAAAAGAATCTCTATGCAGGCTTTTGTCCAAGATTTTGTAGATCAAGCTATCAGTTCTACTATCAACCTTCCAGAGTGGGGAGAACCCGGCAATAACAACGCTAAGGAGTTTAGCAGAATACTTCTTAAGTATTTGCCTAGACTAAGAGGGGTAACTTGCTATCCAGAAGGAGCACGAGCAGGACAGCCTATTGTGCCGGTTCGCTTCGAAACCGCTGTTAAACATAAGGACGTAGTATTCCAGGAATTTGATGATAGGTGCCGTGAAGGAGTATGTGGGATCTAATTTTATATTTAATTGTTAGTTTAATTATATTAATTCCTCTTTTAATAGTTAAAATAAAATTTTATAAGAATATAATTAATTATCCAATTATTTTAGAAAAATATTTAAGGGAAAAATATAAAATATGAATAGTTTACTTCTTGGTATTTTAGTGTTTTTTGGTTTAAATAATATTATTCGAGTTCAGACTACGCTTATTCCTGAAGCTAATGGATATGAGTGGTGTATAACTTATACAGACCTACCAGAAAATTGTTATATTGATACTACTTATGATGTTAATTTACTTGTTATTAAAGGACATAGAGCGTCTATTAAAGTCAGAGGAATGTTAGATAATGTGCCTATAACAGAATTCAGTGCTCCATCAAGAGAATTTGTAATTGATCCTCTATTTGCTGATCTTGACAATGATTGCATCGTTGGAACACCGGATTATCTTGAACTTGGCAATAACTTCGGTAATACGTGTCAGCCATAACAAGGATAGCTTATAAAATGAATGAAATAAAACCTTACGACCTTAATAAACATATGAAACCTTGGGAAGAGAAGCGTATGACATTAAATGAATATCAAGAACAATCCAAAAAGACAGCTAATTATCACGGTTGTATGGGTGGCAGCCATCCACAAATAGAATCTTTGATTTATTGTTCATTAGGGCTAGCTGGTGAGTCTGGTGAAGTGGTTGAAAACACTAAAAAGCTTCTTAGAGATGATAATTCTGAGCTTACATTGGACCGCAAAGTTAAATTTCTTGGGGAACTAGGTGATGTTCTATGGTATTTAGCAAACCTAAGTTTTGCTTTAGGCTACTCTTTGGAAGAAGTTGCAGAATATAATTTACATAAACTACAAAAAGGTATGAGAAGTGATATTTAAAGATAGTTTTTTTAATAGTGTAAGGATTGAAGGAAATTTTACCTTAAGTTCAGGTAAAAAGTCAAATTATTTTTACGATTTTGAAAAAGTGCATCCTAGTAATATGACAATTGTATCTGAATTACTTCACAAGGAAATTAAAGATGATTGTACTTTTGAATTTGTAGTAGGTCCTGCTTATGGTGGAATTATTCCAGGGTATATTATTGCTAATTTTTCAGGTTCCCGTTTTATAGCTTATGATCCTAAAAATAATAAATTTAGAGGAGACATAGATAGAATGGATGGTCGTTATATTATTATTGATGATGTTATATCTACTTATGGTACGATTGATGCTACTATAAATGCTATCGCTGATCTCAGCCCAGCAGCTAAATGCGTAGGAGTTGGTTGTTTTGTGTTTAGAGGAGATTCTGTAAGAGAAGAACTTCCGACTTATTATCTTTATCGCGGGGAAATTGAAGTATGAAGAAAATTAAAACTAAAAATGGTGGACGCATCATGAATCCAGTAGAAATTCAATCTATAATTGGTAGGGAAGCTTTCTTTGAGGCCATGAAGATTACCGATAGATCGTTTAAGGTCGTCTTGAATACCACTGCTACCTTGGAGGCTATTGAGGAATAATGGAAACCGGGCTGTCTTATAGTGATGTTTGCATGGTTCCTAAATATAACAATATATCTAGTAGATTAGACCCATCTGTGTCTACTCAACTTACAAAGAAATTTAATATTAAAATACCTATTTTAGCGGCTAATATGGATACTATAATAGGATCAGATTTAGCTAAAATTCTTACAGAGAAAGGTAGTGTTCCTATTTTTCATCGCTTTTATAAAGATCAATCTGAATTAAGTGCTTTAGTTACTGAATACAAAGGTAAATGTTTTATGTCTTGTGGAGTAACTGAGCTTGGAGAGCTGTTTAGTTTAATTGAAACTAATAAATTGGAACCTACTGGAGTTTGTATTGATATAGCTCATGGCCATTCTAAAACAACGTTTGCTTCTATTGGAAGAATAAAAGAAAGATACGGAGAAAATTTTCAGGTAATTGCTGGTAATTGTTGTACCCCCACGGCTTTTAGAGATTTAATAAATGCCGGCGCCGATGCTGTTAAAGTCGGCATAGGACCTGGATCTATCTGTACCACGAGAAAAGTAACAGCTTTTGGAGTTCCACAATTTACTGCTGTTTATATGTGTGGAGAAGTAGCCAAAGAACTTAAGGTACCTTTAATTGCAGATGGAGGTATTCGAGGCTCAAGAGAAATTGTTTTAGCTTTAGCTGCTGGGGCCTCTTCAGTTATGATTGGAGGGTTATTTGCTGAAACGTATGAAGCTGCTGGCAAAGGCAGCTTTCGTGGGCAGGCTAGTCAAGCGTTTCAAAATGATTATTTTGGTCGAGTTAAAGATGGCACTATCCCTGAAGGAATGAGTAGAGTCGTAAAACAGCGAATAACTGCTGCTGCTGCAATTGATGATTTATTAGCTGGACTCCGTTCTGGTATGACTTATTGTGGTGCTAATACCATTCATGAATTGCAAAGAAAAGCAGAATTTATGAGAGTTACAGAAGGATATTGGTCATGAAAATTAAAAAACCTAGAAGCAGTTATTTTGTTATTTGTAGTAAATCTATTGGTGGAAATGGTCCTTTTATTTGGATTTCAAGTCAAGGTTCTAGTACTCCTGTAAGCCCTAATGAGGCTGAAAGAGTAGGAAAGAAGCTAATTCAAGCTGCTAAATATGTTAGATCAAAAGGTAGATAAATTGAAACCTGTAAATGTTCTGGATCATGGTTATGTAGTGCTTCATTCTCATATGGGCAATGATTTGTCTGTTGTTAACGCTGCTAGGCAATCTTTTGGCGCATCTGAAGTTGAAATGAACGAGCGTAATAAAGGATTGATTAATTTTCTTATGAGAGAAAGGCACGGCACTCCATTTGAAATGGTTGCTTTTACTTTTAATATAAAACTTCCTATATTTGTAATGAGAGAATTAATTAGACATAGAATTGCAAGCTATAATGAATATAGCGGCCGTTATACAAAAATGATTTCAGATTTTTATGTTCCTTCTGAAGCAAGTATAAGAACCCAAACTGGAAAACCTGGTTCTTATATTTTTTTGCCTATTGAGAAGCGTAAAGCTAAAATTGTAAGAGCAGGATTCAATATTTTTTCAAAAGTTGCATATAAACTTTATGAGTTTTTTTTAGACATGGGAGTAGCTAAAGAAGTAGCTAGAATGATTTTACCGGTTAATTATTATACGCAATTTACATGGACCATAAATTTACGTTCTTTATTTAATTTTATTAGTCTTCGTAGTGATGAAACTGCAATGTATGAAATTAGACAATATTCTCAAACTATCGAAACTATGATAAGTGAAATTGTTCCTGAGTGTTATAGGGCGTTTATTAAGAATGGAAGAAAGTCTCCATGACTTGTTTAAATTGTGAAAAAATGCAATTGACAAATAAAGAACTGCATAGACGACTGCAAAAAGCCGAGTCTAAGGCGGCTCAAATTTTTAAGTTGCATAATCCTATGTTAGCTGAATTAGAAAGTAGTGCTAATACATTAAAAGACTGTGCAGGAAAATTGAGGATGTTATATAAAAAAGAGTGGAGGCAGTTTCAAACCGATGATCCGCTATTTAAGGAAAAATATGAACTGTATATTACAAAACATGACATGTTTAATCGGTTTAAGAGCTGGATAACTAAAGGAAAATAAATATGCCAATTATTGTAGGATTGTGTGGTAACAAGCAAAGCGGTAAATCTACCGTAGCTCAACACTTAGTAAGTCTTGGATTTTATGAGATTTCTTGGGCTTACCCTTTAAAAGAGATAATTGGTCGTGAGTTGTTTGGTCTGAAGGAGCATCAGCTTTATGGATCTGAAGAAGAGAAAGAAGCAATTATTCCTGACTGGGGATTATCTGCTAGACAAATTCTTCAGTTAACAGGTACCGAATGTTTTAGAAAAGTAATTAGAGATGATTTTTGGGTAGTTATAGGGAAAAGAAGATTAATTGAACTTTTTGATAGAGGTAAAAATATTGTAATAAGCGATTGTAGATTTCCTAATGAAATGGAAGCTATTAAATCTTTAGGAGGCTATTCAGTTAGAATAGTCCGTAGAGGTCAGATATCTACAGATCCGCATCCTAGTGAAAATAGTTTAAATGATTATATAACAGATCATACTATTATCGCCTCATCTGGAGACATTAAAGAATTGAAGGGTGAAATAGAAAAATTTATATATGCCAATAGTTAAATCAAATACAGGGGCTCTAATGTGGGAGAACCCTACTCAAGAGAATATTGATTCGTTTAAAAAAAGTGTATTAGATTCTAGTTCTATAACCTACCAAGAAAAAAACCAATTAGGTTTAATTAAAAAATTAGACGAATTTGTTATTGACACTCTTAACGGAGCTAAGAGATTAGCTGATTCTAATGAAGCCATATTTAATAGTCTCAATGTTATTACTAAGGAAGGCTTAGGTATTGTAGATATCATTGTTCCGGTTTATGGTAGTTTTTATATTTTAAAAGAATGCATTAGAACAATAGAAGAACGAACTAATTGGCCTTATAGAATTACAATCATAGACGATTGTTCTCCTGAAGAAAAAACCAAAGATTATTTACGAGAGCTTGAAAATAAATGGACTGGTTCTCTTAATAAGCATCAAGTAATTTATAACAAAAAAAATAAAGGATTCGCAGCTACTGTAAATAGTGGAATTCGAGCTACTAATGGTCGTTATATTTGTATCCTAAATTCAGACGTATTGGTTACTCAAAATTGGTTAACTAAAATGGTTCTAGCTTTAGAAAGCAACCCAAAAAATAAAATAGTTAATCCTTGCACCAATAATACAGCTTTAATAGATGTTCCTATGCAACCGGGAACATCGTATATAGATATGAATAGAGCTTTAGAAAAAGTATCTTCTCACCGCTACCCTGAAGTTATGCCTACCGGATTTTGCTTTATGTTTAATAGAGCCTTAACTAGATCGGTAGGTTTCTTAGATGAAGGATTTGAAAATTACGGCGAAGAAACTGATTTCTGGATGCGAACAATTACTCATGTACAAGGAGGAGAGTATCCAAGATGGAAAGCTGTATTAGCTGATGATACTTATCTTTTCCATGAAAGAGGGAGTAGTTTTTCAAGTTTAGGTCATTCAGTTCACATGTCTAAAAGACGAGATGGAAGTGATAGATTTCATTCTAGATGGCCTTCATTTAAAAATTGGCAAAAATCTTTTGATATTAAAAAAACAATGGCACCATTACGGTCTACTTTACCTATTTCTTCTGTGCAGAATTCAAAATGGAAATATAATATTGCGTTTGTAACATACAGTACAGCTTATTGCGGCGGCATGAAATATATTACAGATATAGTAAATTATTTAATAGAAAATAATGTAAATGTAAAAGTTGTTCAAATTAAAAGAAACCCTACTCAGCCTATAGAAACCCTTGGAGAACTTAGAATCGCACCTATTATATTTAATGATCCTGAAGATGCGATCAGAAATTTTAAAGTTAAAGTTTTTGATAGAGGCGTAGTAGTGGCTGCTACAAATGAGCTGGCTCTTATTGTTAAACATATTTGTTTTGGAGATGATAGATTAAATTCTGTTCTATTTGCACAAAGCCATGATCCATTAATTGCTCCAGGTCCTGAAATGAAAGAATTAATGGAAGAAGCTTATAAATCAGTAGATCATATTATATCCAATGCTGAATGGTTGGATTCTTATATAAAGGAAACTCATGGAGTAGATACTTTAGGTTTTGTTCGTCCTGGATACGATAGTGATGTGTTTTTTAAACGAGATAGAGAGTTAGGAGATGATAGACCTACAGTTCTTATATCTTTATTAAAATCATATCCTTTTAAAGGATATGATAGAGGAATAACATTAGCTGTTACATTATCTAAGTTGATACAAAGAAACAATGAAAATTTTCGTATAATGGCTATAGGAACTACTCAAGCTTTTGAGTGTCCAGATGTTATTTGTCTAGGAGCAGTTTCTCCTAACTATTTATCTAAGCTTTTATCTACAGAAGTAGATATATTTGTAGATCCATCATATATACATACCTATGGTTTGCCTTCTATAGAAGCAATGGCCTCAGGTGTAGTTCCAGTTTCATGGGATAATTATGGTATAAATGAATATGCAGTCAATGGAAAAAATTCTTTAATTTTTCCAAATAATGCACCACCAGAAGCCTTGGCTAAAGAAATATTTGATCTTTTAAAAGATAAAGTTAGATTAAATAATATGAAAAATGAAACTGTAAAAATTGATCAAACTAGAAAAGACTCGGTTAAGAACTTTGTTAATATATTAGAAAAAAAGTTAAATATATATTCAAATCCAAAAAATATCGCTATAATAACTCCTCATCTTAGAAAGAGAGGAGGACCTGTAACTATAATGGATATAGCTAATAAACTTCAAGACAAAGGCCATCAAGTAGACATGTATACTCTGCATTCAGATTTAAATACAGATCTATTAAAAAATTTAAGAGTTCCTATTCATATTGATTGGAAGAATATAAAGAAATGTGATCTATTAATAACGAATTCAGATAATCCAGAAAATATATATTTTAATAAATTAAAGCAAGTTCGTAAGAAAGTATTATTAAAATTGTCTCATAATAAACGATTTCAAGTTCTTGAAGATAATAGTTTAAAATTAAAATGGGATAAAATAATTACAAGTACACAATGGTTAGTTGATTCCTGTATAAATCCTAGGGTTAGTGAAGGTTGGACTCATCCTCCTCAGCCAGCCGTCAGATTAGGCTGGTATCATTATGATCATTCTTCATTTTCAAAACCTCCTAATGAAATAGTTTTTAGAACGTTAGAAGATGAAAAAGTACCTATTATTGTGGGTATTTTAGCTCATCACTATCCATTAAAAGGAACACCAGATTCTTTAAAAGTCCTAGAAATTTTAAAGAAAAAGTATGGTACTAAGCTTTATGTGGTTGCTGTAGGAGAGCAAGAAGAATTTACCAAAACAAAACCTAGTTGGGTTAATTTTTTGTACAATTTACCTAGAAACCAATTAACTGAAGTTATGGCTCAAACAGACATATGGCTTAATTGTTCACATACAGAAGGACTAGGAAGAATGACATTAGAGGCTATGTCAGCAAGCTGTGGAATTGTGACTACAACTACAGAAGCAGAGTTTACTGTAGAAGGAGAAAATTGTTTAATGGCTCCTATAGGAGATATTAGAAAAATAACAGAAGCAGTAGATTTATTAATAAAAGATCCTGAATTACGCAAAAAATTAGCTACTGCTGGTCATGAAACAGCTAAAAAATGGTCAAATTCAGAGGAATATAGCGATAAATTAAATAAAATAATTAAGGACATATTTGAAAATGACTAAACGAGGAGTAGGTATCGTACATTATAATAGAAATAATTTAATTAACAAGCTGTATGAGGCTGTAAAAGATACGGTTCCAATTGGAACCAAGATAGTCGTGTGCGATGATGGCAGTTCTGAGGCTCCCAGGTTGCCCCAGGACGCGATTTTATTAAGAGGGCCTAACCTGGGCGTGTCTGCCAATAAAAATAGGGCTCTATGGGCTTTACAAGACGTTCATTATTTGGCTATTATAGAAGACGATTTATTCCCTACCCAAAAAGGATGGTTTGAGATGTACGAAGAAGCAGCAGCTTTATCAGATACCCATCATTTTTGCAGAATAGCTGATGATAAATCAACACCAGAGATATACCCTAAAGCTTCAGAATTTTTAAAAACTTTTAATTATACTCCTGTATACGGTAATAGCCCACGCGGAGACTTTACATTTATTACATCTAGAGTAATTAAAGAAGTTGGAGCGTTTGATCCTAGATTTTTAGGTGCGGGATACGCCCACGGACATTGGTCTGATAGGGTGATAAAAGCTGGTTTAGTTCCTCATCCTTTGAAGTATTGGGATATTAAGGAAGCGAGAGATTTATTTGTACAAGAAGGAGACACTGAAGGAGGCCGGTGGATAGACCTAGAAAAAACCAAGTTAGAAATAAAAGCCAATAAATCTATATTAAAAAGTATAAATAAAGAGCCAGAATACACTTATCGCTCTCTGGTTTTATCATGAAGATAATATTGGGATACAGACAAGAATTTGATCCAAGAGATCAAAAACCAATAGAAACATATTCTAGATCATTTCATCATTATTTAAATCAAGCCGGTCACACGGTTTTAGCCGTAGGCGAAGGACACCCTTTTCAAGATATAGATCAGATAGGAGATATTTGGAAATCCTGGGATTTATGGTTGGATATAGAACAAGGGCGTAATAATAAGGGTGAACTCCGCTTTCAATATGCAGATCAAAATAGAACAGATAAAGTACAACTTCCTTCGGCTGTTAGATATGTAGATTCGCATGGAAACCCTTCTCTCCACCATAGAGGTGCGAAAAAATACGATCATGTTTTTTTTGCTGTTTGGGATAAACGTGATTTATTTGCAAATCATCCCTCAGCTCATTGGTGTCCAAATGCCAGCGATGAGAGATGGTTTTATAGATTACCAAACTTAGATTTTTACAGTTTTCCTATAGGGTTTTATGGGACCAAAGATGGTCTCGATAGGGCTGATGATTTAAAAAGAATCTGTGAAATAAGAGAAATAAGTCCTGATGTACGAGAAATAGGCCGTAATGGTAAACATAGATGGCCCGAAACTTGTAGATCAATGAACCAATGTAAAGTTTTATTTAATAAGGGCCAAAAACATGATGGGCCTAATCAGAGAGTAATCGAGTCTATGCTTGTTGGTAGACCATTAATAACAGATAAAGATGCTAGAGATGGTATATCTAAACTGTTCATAGAAAATGAACACTATTTAGGATATTCCAATCAAGCTGAGCTGGGAGTTCAGCTTGATTGGGCAATGAGCGAATGTGAAGGTAAAGATACGTTAGCTATAAGTATGGCTGAACGTGCTTTATTAATAGTAAAAGAAAAACATCTTATACAACATAGAATTAATCAAATTCTTGAAGTTGTAAATAAAGGAGAAAGTAAATGAACAAAAAATTCGATAAATATATAAAGCAATATATAGGCAAGAAAAATAAACAAAAAAAGACATTAATTAGTGAGTCATTTATAGATGGAATAATGGCCTCAACATCAATTAATGCGACTAACACTAGTATTAATACTAATTGGTTGCTCCCTACTATTAATACTACAGGTAATAATAATAATACTTGGTTGACTACTACCAGTAATATCATTAGTAGTAGTAGTAATGATGTAAATTATTATCCTGACAAGATTTTAGATTATAATATTAAAATTATTAATGGAAATAAAATTCAAAAAAGATTAGAAACTATTTTTGAACCTAGTGATGATGGAGTATTCTTTCCATGCGAATAAGTAATGATCTCACTGCTTGTGTGCTTGTTTTGAATGATGAATATTGGCTACCATATGCTTTACAAGCAAGTCGAGGATTTTTTGGCCGATATGTAATTTATAATGTGGGAAGCAAAGACGGTACTAAAGAAATAATTAAATGGTTTATATCGTCAAGTGATGCAGAGTTTTTTGTTAGAGAGTTTGAAGATATACCTCCACGATTAATACAAGGAGTATTTAGAAATTCCATGATTGCAGAAGCAAGAACTGATTATTTTTTTATATTAGATGGCGATGAGGTTTATAATTCAAAGTCTTATTATAATTTAAAACTGCAAATACATAACGGTATAAATGAATGTAAAAATATTTACGGAGTAGTAAAACGCTGTGAAGTAAATAATGATTTAACAAAACGCTATTCAGATTTTAGAACTCATCATAGAATTTACCATAGAACAGCAATATTTAAAGGACCACATCCAGGAGAAGAACCGTATTTTAAACAAACATAAAATAATGAAACCCATTACACTGATGTTTTATGTTATCATTTACATAATGCTGAAAGGTCTAGTAAAGATAAAGATGCGCTTAAACGTGCTGATAGGAAAAACCAAGGAACTTACCATCCAGGAAATCTTATTGCTTTTAATTTATTAGAAGAAGTGCCCCTACTAAGAAAGCCCATAGAAAACTTTCCGGTAGCGCCAGCTCTTAAAGAGCTACAACAAACCCAATGAATTTTTGGGATAGAGTAAATAGAACAGCTACTTGTTGGTTGTGGACTGGTCCTTTAAAAGAAGGACGATATGGTTCTTTTTATTTTAAAGGAAAAGGAGATCGAGCGCACAGAGTATCTTGGATAATAGCTTGGGGAGATATACCAAAAGGAATATGTGTTCTTCATAAATGTGATAATACCCTATGTGTTAATCCAGAACATTTATTTTTAGGTACACAACTTGATAATATTAAAGATAGAGACAATAAAGGCAGATGCAATCCTGGCGTTTCCTTCCAAAAAGGGTCTAAACATAAGAACGCAAAATTGACAGAGGAGAGTATATTAGAAATAAGAAAATTGGCTAGCAGTTATACGCAAAAAGATTTAGCTAAAAAGTTTAGTGTGTCCATTGCAACTGTAAACTTTATAGTCAATAGAAAGACATGGACTCACATATGAATATTTCTTACCGCTGCAAATGCGGCCGCACTACTACTTATGGTCTTAAATGCGTAGCTTGTTCTGGTCCAACATTTGATTTTATATCTAAAAAGATAGATGATCTTGAAGAGGAAAAAGATGATCCTGAAGAAGAAAAAGATGATGATGAAGATTAAACTTCTTTACATGTTAGATTATATATAAACTCTGGTTTCATTAATTTTTCAATTTCATCGGGTAATATTTTTTTAATAGCAATTGCTTGATTAGGATCTTGTTTCATTGCATGAATCAATGATTTTACTTTTTGTTTTTGAAGTAAAATAAAATCATTTAACATACCACAATCAACATTCTGGAATTCAGGTTCCGTATTTTGGTGTCCGTTTTTATGGTGAGCCAATGTATTGTGTGAATGTAGTAATAACGCTAGTGTAAATAAAAAGATTATTTTTTTCATTCATCTCCTTATTCCCCTATCGTAACAATCCTTTTTTTCCGCCAAGTCCTGTTTTTTTCCTTAGGAAGGCTTCTTTTCTTCTCATGATTTTTTGAACTTCATCACTTCCCATATTTCTAATTCTTGTTTCTTCCTGTAAAAATTTAATCATTTCATCTCTAGCCTGTCCTCTGGCTTCTTCAGCAAACGAAGAAGAAGTATGCAATCTTTGCTCCAATTCTTCTTTGCTCCAACTTCGTAATCTAGGATGTTGACCGATTGCTTTAGTTTTTCTTTTCAGCCATTCACCAAATTTCTTTTGAGCTTCTCTAGGATTACCTACATATTGTTTAGCAAAAGATCTTTGAACTTTGCTTAAAATATCTGTAGATAGATCGTCTTGGCCATTCGCTAAATGATAATCTAAGTTTTTAGCTAGATAAGTTCTGATTTGCTCTTGATTTTGATCGGCTAGTCCTTCATTACTTAAGCGAGTATCTGGTTTAGCTGCATAAGACTTCCACATACCGAAGTTATTTAATACGAAATCTTGTGATAAATTTCCCGGTTTACCGCTAGCTGGATCAATAGCTATCCCTGTATCTATTAAAGCTCTTGACATATTCGTAAAATCTCCAGGCAAAGACTTACCTAAGAAAGCTTCTGATACCGATACATCAGGAGTTGTAACTTTAAATCCGTATTTTTGAATAATTGGTGGAGCTAAATTTCCAATAAACCCAGCAATCATTTTTTGAATAGAGTCTCCTATACCTTCACCGCCAATTTGTTGCCCCCAAGGAGTTTGTCCTGCTAAAACGTCCCAAAATGGCTTTACAATAGCTAATGGCTGTGATGGAATCTGTTCTAACATGGTTCTACCAGTCCATTCAAAATCTGGACTGGTAGATGTTACCATAAAAGCTGAATGAGGAAGCCAATCCATCATAGCTCCTCTTAGTTCTTTAGTATCTTTGTTTAAACTAGATGTTAGACCGGCTCCGGCCATCGCCCCTAGAACACCTCCAACAGCGGCCCCTGGGGCTCCCGCTCGCAACATACCACCAGCCATTCCAAGTAATCCCCCTGTAGCAGCCCCTCCTGCTGTTGCTTGAGTTCTGCCTGAAGCCATGACTGTTGTTGGTGATTGGGCGAATAAAGGAAGGCTTCTTTTAGCTGCTTCTATATCTTCATAGCCTCTTCCTTCCATACCAGCAACAAGAGATTGTATGATAGCAGGCATATGTAACCAAGGCATAGTTCGAATAGGATAATCCATTAAATTGTTCTTAGTTATCCGAGCAGCTTCAGTTGTAAACGTCAACCAAGGAAATGCAAATTTTCTGGCTCCTTTAATGGCCGATCCTACGGTATTATACATAGGTAAACGTCTACCTGTTTCAATAGACGCAGAAGTTTTAGAGAAGCCCTGTGATCGTAAGTGCATATAGTAGCTCATTTTTGGAATCATATCTTCGGCTACATAAGCTTTGGTCATTTGATCAAACCATTTTACTTTATTATTCACTTGAGCAATATTTTTAGCTTTTAATATATTTTTCAATAGGCTCTTAGTAAATCCTCCTTGTCTTTTAGCTTGTTCATATAACCCTTCTAGATGGGCAAACCCTTCTGTAGCATCCAAAGAGTTATCATCAAACAGTTCTCTAGCAGCAGGATGTAGAAGTTCATCATTTAAATTAAACTTTCTACCATCAATTATCATATCCCCTAAATTAAAAGTAGACTTCTCCATAATCTCTCTGCTATTAATTCCAGCAGCTTTTCCTGTTTTATATACCTCAGAAATCTTTCCAAAAGCTTTTGATACATTATGGGCTATATCCACGTTTCTAGGAGAAAATGGATTCATTCCGGCCATAGATAACATTACCATATTACCTGTAGCATTATTAAAATGAGATGGAATTGAACCGGCTGTCTTTACACTCTTAAAAACAGAAGACATTATATCTAATATAGAAACAGCGTTTTGTGATTGGGCGAACATACCGCTGTGTTCTCCAAATGCTTCGTCAAATATTTCTCGTCTAATCCAAGGTAATTCTCCGTTTATACCAAGGGTTCCGCCTTTCTTTTTAATCATTCTTTGAAGTCTTTCAGTGGCATTGCCTCCAACTGAATCTAGATGCACGTATCCGGCTTTTTTAGCAGCATTGGTATCAAATTTACCTGTTTTATCTATATACTTTAAAATCATATCATCATGACTTACTGCGTATCTAGCGTCTGTAGCTGCATCTCTAACAAATTCAAAGTTATTCAATAGAAGATGATCAACAACAAAACTTCTTACAGTTAAATCATGAGGATCTGTGATTAGTTGTCCTTTTTGAAGTCTCTGGTAAATTTCAGGAAGATCTGAAGATCTTTTCATTAAAGTTTCAGAATTCAATCTAGGCATCCCGTATAATCTAACTGCTATATAATCTTGTCCTCCTGTAACCGAAGCAGCAGGAGCTTTGTCTCCTAAAAGAAATTTAGACAACCCAGTTCTAGGTTTATCAGATCCTATGACTGTACCTGGATATTGTCTTGGTTTTTTTCCTATAAGAGGAATGATTTGTTGACGAGCTGTACTAAGATCGGGCTCAGGTGTTCCTTTATATTGTGCAGAAAGGTGCATAGGACCAATTTTATCAAATTCATCTTGAGAAATTACTCCAGCATCAAACATTCTTTTTTGTAGATCTGTTTTAGCGTGTCCGAGATTATCTGCCCAAGCTATATCTTGAGGAGACATTCCAGTAGGATGAGGTACATTTGTAGGGTCCATCTGATGTAGCCATCGTTGATAGATTTTAGGGCCCGCGGCTTCATCAGGTATATCAACAAAAAATTTGCCTATATTTTCAGCTTTCCATAATTGATCTAGTCTAGAATTATAAGCTATTTTAGCGTTAGTACTAGAAGTCTTGTTAAAATAATCATTAGCAAAATTTTTTTCAAATGAATAAAGTATTTTATCCTTTATTCCCATTGGTTCTCCGCGTTCAGCTTTAGCGGCCCTTTCTCTCATAGCTGGCCATTTCTCTGTATTTCTTTCAAAAATTCTCATTGATTTTCGTTGATTGAAAGTTAAATCTTTAATATGAGATTTATCTAGAATATCCATCTTCTGCCATCTTACGATTTCATCTGCATGGCTACCAGTTAAACCAAGCGCTTCTCCTACGCGGCCTATTTTAGTTGTCATATGAGCAGCTTTAGCGATAGGAAATAAAGCTGTTCCAAAAAGGTCGGTCGTAGCTAATAAATTTAGCCACATAGGCTGTTCAGACCATTGTTGTTTAGCGTTTTCCCACTCCCACGAAAAACCTTCAGTATCCCATTTAGCGCCAGCTACACCCATTGTATCTTTAAATAGAAAATTAACTACATCTCTAGGCTGTAATCCTGGATCAAAGTCTTGAGTAGTAGCTAGTTTTTCAACCATAGGATTTTTGAACATAGTCAAATCATCCGGGGCTACATCAGGGCTTTTATCTTTTATAGTAAATAATTTATTGTCATTAGGATCAATTGATGTGCGATCTTCTTCAGGAGATACCGCTGATCTAATAAAAATGGAAGCCTTAGCTTTTTGTCCCATTTTAGGGACAACGCCAGGAGGAACAGGAGCCATTTGTTTAACAGTTTCTTCTGTAGAAGTTGGAGGAGATGCCAATTCTACGTCTTCATCATTCAACAGTCCTTTGGATTGTGGTGCTAGTAATGGTGCGGCCATTTAATAAATTAATCCTCTTGACTTAGCTTCACTAGCTTTTCTTGCCCCACTCATAGCTTTTTTAGTTGTTTTTTCTATTTTTTCAAATAATGTAGGAGTTCCTGTTACTTTTCTAGCAGTAGGAGAGTTTCCCCAGTTTGCCCCTACGTACTCTAATAGCTTTTGTCCTGCTTCTTTAGCTTGTCTTCTAGCTGCTAAGGTTCCAGCATGTGTTGTATTTTCTTCAATAATTTTTCTAGCATATTCCATTACTTCTTTTTCAGTTTTAATTTGCCCAGTTCTAAAAGCTTTATCTATTTCTTGAATTAATACAGGCCCATTTGATTCAACTAAATCATCAACCTCATCATCTGTCATGATACCTTGAATCAAAGCCTCTGCTGGTGCTTCTATTTCTTCTTTATCCATCCATTGAGAGTACTCAGATCTGCTTGCTAAAGTTCTCATAACTTCAGGTCGTCCGTTAAATATAACTTTAGCGGCAGAAAGCGTAGCTTTTTGAAGAGCTTCGTCGTTTCTACTTTCAATCATTGCCGAAAACTTTTTCTCATCTGATGGTGTGTCAATCAAACTTCCTTTTTCATCATAAGAAAAGCCAGCTTTAGTACCAAACTTTCTATCTTTAATAGCTTTTTCTCTAATATCTTGTTCAATTTTTGCTTGTTCTTGAGCGCGCAATTGTGTCATCCATTGATTATTGGCAGCACCCATAAATCCTATAGTTGCATCAACTCCATTTTGATCTAAATATCTTATAGGATCATTAAATAGAGCTTTTGATTCTGAACCAGAAGAATCTTGTGGCATCCTATCCATATATCTAGCATGAGCTAGAGTGTCTTTTGTTTGAGCCTCAATTAATCCTGGCTTTTTAATTTCGGTACCCGACTCTGCTTGAATTAATCCAGTCTTAGCAAAGCCTTGTTCTCCAGCAATTAATTGAGCTGGATTGGTTAACATGGAAATTTGCTCAGTATGAGCTTGTAAAATATCGTTTACTCTCGCAGCAATCAAAGGATTTCCGCTTCCATATTTAGAGGCTTTCTGTAAAAGAGAGTCTGTAGCTTTAGATATTTCACCTACATGAGCAGCCAACCAATTTGATTTCATTCTAGCTACTTGAGTAGTATTAGGGTCTACTTGTACGCTTGTTCCATCTGGTCCCATGATTGTTCCGCTATCTGCTTGACCAAATTTTTCCACTATAGAGTTTCCTACGCTTTGTACGTGCTCAACATATGGTTGTAGGTATTGATCATTAAAACTTTCAAATTCTTTTCGGAACCATCGTTCTTGTAGAACTCCAGTTATATTTTGTCCTGCCTGTCTCCATGCTGCGGCCGCATTAGGGTCGCCGCCTCCAAAAGCAGATCCCGCTGCGGCAAACCCAATATCTGTAAAATCCAAGGCTCCTTTAAGATTAGGATCTTGTACTCTGCCTCTATATGCTGGATCTTGCGGATCTAAAGATTCTCGTTGTTCAGGCATTATTTATTGTCCATATTGTGTTAATCCTGGTCCGACAGGACCAGTATTTTCATTTTTTTCAAATAACCTATTATAAACAGATTTTCCAGTCTTTGCAAGTAATCCAGCTCCCGCCCCAGCAGCTTGGCCTCTACTATATGAACCGAAAATTCCTCCTGCACCCGGCCCAGCTCCAGCAGATCCACCCTCGTTTCCAAAAGCTGTTCCTCCTTGTTCACCTGCCGCGGAAGCACCCATAACACCACCAAGAGCAGCACCAGCTAGACCACCGCCAGTCATATAACCTTGCGCTGCTCCGGCGATAGCTCCCACTACTCTTTGAAAGGCTGATGTTTTTGGATGGGCTTCTACTGCCTGAAAGCCCATTTTTTGCATATTCGCACTCATAGGAAGAGCAATTTTACCCATCATTTCTGCCAAAGCAGACATAGTTTCCTGATATTGTGCTCTAATTCCAGGCAAATTGTTCATAAAATCATAATTGCCTTTCTGAACAGCATCGGCATTTGCTCTAACTACATCAAATAAAACAAAGTTAGCCTTCCAAGTTTGTTGGACTTTCATTTGATTTGATTGTTCTTGGGCGTGCATTTGTTGAGCTTCAGCAAGGGCAGTTCTTCTAGCAGAACCTCCTTTGGCTGAATTATTCTTAATTGTTCTAAGGTCTTCTCTCCATTGAGTAGCAGCACCTTCGCTAATTATTCCATATGTACTATTACTTAATTGATCCCACATTGGACCTTCGCGGTTTAAAAGCTGCTCAGCTTCTGCTGTTCTTTGGCTTTGAATTCTAAACATGGCGCTTTTTCGAACATCCTCGCCATATTTTTCAGGGTCTAAGATTCCAGCTCTAGACTCCCACTCGTTCCATTTTTTTGTTCTACCTCCTCCTTTTAATTGAGCTTCAGCTAATGGGCTTTTAGTTGTCGTATCTGTTTGAAAATAATCGCCCGTAGATGGGGCTCCTGTGGGAGCCCCCGGAGTTCCAGGGACACCATAAGTGCCTGGAGCGCCTAAGGATTGAAATACGTTTTGTCTAGCTTGTTCAGAAGCAATTGTACGTGCTTTTTCGGCTTCTACGGTTTCAATTTCCGTAGCCGACAAAGCATTCATTTTCTTTTTAAATTGCTTAGATTGTTTAGCTACTTTATTACTAAAAATACCCATTATTATAGTCCTATTATTTATGGTACTCTCTATTTAATTATCTGATTTTTTTGGTTATTTTTCAAGTATTTATGCTGGATAGTCGGCTACAATATCCGTAGCGTTAGGTTGATGGAATCCAAAAGTAAGTCCAGGAGCCCCTCCAATATCAGTTTTAGTCCAACCTCTATCATTATTTGAAGGCGCGTTCACTTGAATTTGGTTTGTAAAGTCATAAGGTTGACCAAGAGCAGGCTCCCCAGACCTTCCTAAATCAAATGAAACATCGTTAGCTACGTTTATATTTACTTGTGCTTGAGTTGGTTGGCCTCCTCCACTCTTGATCCAATGGCCATCTGAAGGCCCAGTAAATGAATTGTTTAATGCCCCAAATCTCCAGTAATGTTGTAAATCAAGCTGGTTTCCATAAGCTCCTGAACTAAATCTCCAGTCCCTAAAGCTTCCATGCCCTGAGTTATAGAGAGCCGAAATTGCCGAACTTGATAGAACCACACTCCAAAGGCCAGCCTGATGAACGCTGGCATTCATTGGATCATTGTCAAACAGAACAGCGGTGCCAGACGTCCAAGAAGTATCAGGACGGGAACCTATAGAGATAATCCTTGTGACAGGAGGGCTGTTTCCAAGAGTATAAGGAAGAATAACATCAGTATTTGAATCATCAAAAGTCGGACTAGTAATCTGACTTCCATTTACATAAACACTTATCTTGCTTCCTGCCCTGGTTCCGTAAAATGAAACAACAAGAAAATGCCATTGGTTTAATCCCAATGGCCAAATGTTTGCTTGCCCGTTCTTTATCCACGTCAAAGTAACTGTATTATCATTATTTGTTACTTGGACATTTAATCTTGGAGTTGTATCATAGTTTATATTCATAAGTTTTCTGCTCGTGGTAGTGTTAATCCCGCCAATCGTCCATTCGCTCATGTGTAGTATTCTAAATGCCGGTGAAAAAGCCTGAGGTTTGATCCAAGCAGCAAAAGTCCAGATATTATTTATTGAAGCATCTTCTGCACTTGATGATTCGATATATCCAAAAGCCCTATCCAAACCAACAGTAGTAGTGCCCAGATTTACAGAAAACTTATGCTGTTCCTCTGTTGTGACGCCTGTTGTTTCCTCTGATAGCCCTTCCGAGGCCACCCAAATAGCACACGATAAACCGACAACATCATTAGAATGATTAGTAACAGTAATCCAAAACTTGGTATTTAAATCTTCAATACCTGAATCTTCAAGAATTTGAAAAGGTGTAAACATTACCGATTGCGTAGTTTGAAAGGTACCGCTACGTGTAGGAGTGCCTGCTGGTCTTGTTACTCCTTGAGTTGCATCGAAATTACACAAATCCTCGGATTCTGGATACATGTCAAACTCTTCAACAAAAACAGAAGCATCATATGTTTCCCCATAACTCAATTTAACCGTAACCGCAGGATTACTATTAGGATCTGAAAGAGTGTCCAATACTAATGACGCAAACGCGAATACGGTATAGTTTAATGGGGTTAAGACAGTTTCAAATACCTGAGGGCCTAGCTCTTCTACGCCTAGTTTGTTCCCTTCCAGGATCATAGGAGTGTCTGGGATTTGGAATAAATGATCAGCAGACCATCCACCAGCTTGGCTGTTTCTATTAACCACTGAAATATTGAACTTATAATCTCCTGCTTTCCCTTTAAATAGAAACTGGTTTGTATAGGCGATAGCGTCTATCTCTGTACCAGTTCCGTCTTGTGCGAGAATTCGGATTTTATATTGCAACAAGTCCGAGCTGTCTACTTTGTCCCATCGAAGTACAGAACCTCTAGCGCTTATGTCCGAAGACAGACTGGTAGCTTGAATTACCCGGTTCTTTCGATGTCCCTTCTGGGCGTTTGGGTTTGTAGGCGTTCTATTATTGATCGCATTGTCAATGAGTTCGCCCATTCGAATCAAAAGCATCTTCTCGTCAATAGGAAGCCCTTGCATTTTGTTCAATCTTGCCCTAAAGTTTGATCTCCTACGTAGCATCTAACTTACTCCTAGCTCAAAAATATTCATATGTATCCATTGAACCTGAGTCGAGTCTTCGCTTGTCCCAGTAGTGTCTTGCACTGTGACAAATAGCTCCACAGAACTATTTAGTTCTGGGTGGTCTACCGTAAAGGGGCCTATAGCCAGAGTGTTGAAATATTCCGAACATGAATGTTTCCACATAAGAGTATCAGTTATGCTTCCGTCTGGTTTAATAACTCTATAGTAAACTCGAACGTTAATATTATCTATTCCATACATCGCCACGGCAGGATCAGCGTAAACGCAACACTGCCCCCATACCATCGACTGCCCTGCCGGGTTGATGGGAGTAAACGCCAAATCTGACCCCGACCCACCCAATACTACATTCTCGCCAACACCAATCACATGGATGTAGAAATCTTCATCTGTATGTGTGGTTACTTCAAATGCTTCCGGGCTAACTATGACAGTATCGGAATAAGGTGTGGTAGTTTCGTCTCTTCGCACTCCTCTTACTCTTGCAAATTTTGTTGTAGTTAATCCGTCAATTACCGCAGATAATCCAAATGTGGTAGTTGTTACAAAGCTAGCAAAGTTATTAGTATCAGACACGTCAATTTCAAATATTGAAACCCTCTGATCTGGCAAGGGGTCCCATTCTAAAATAGCTCCACGCACAGTAGGCGTTGAAATAACCTGTGGCACAGGCAAACTCTGATTTGGTCTCCGACGCAAAAGCTCTAGTGACGTAGTTAGACTTGTTGTGTCAACCGAATCCTGAAGATCCTTGAAAGCAAGTTGAAGCTCGTCTTGTTGTCCCGAAGTCAAGTTTGTGAACATACTCGCAAAGTTCTGTATTACTTTTAATGGCATAGATTAACCTTGCGTGAAAACTTCAAACCGCGTAAAATTTTTAATAGACAAAGACGACGCTGCTGCAAAAGAACTAATAGAAGAACCAGCGTTAAATGTAAACTCATTAGGCAAGGTATGATAGTTTACTATTTTGACTTGTAGTTCTACTGAAAGAAGGCCAGCCGCAATGCTATGAAATTTCTGTACTAGGGTTCCTCTTTTCTTGGTTTGAAATGAAGAAGTCTTTGTGAGAGGATTCCCAGCAGTAGCTACCTCACCATCGTAAATAGATAGCTTATTAGCGCCACCAGATGAACCACCATAAGCGTAGTTTGTAATTTGAAAGCTTTGGCCTTGTTGTTCTAGGGGGTCGATGTCTATTGCTTCTATCCACCTAAATTCTAATGTTGAATATTCAAAATTATCAATCGCTGGCAGTGATCCGTTTTGGCAGTTGTATTGAAGTGAATAATATGTTTTTCCTCCTAAAGTTTCCCAGGAAGAAGCGTAGATAGTAGTAAACGATGAACTTGAAATTGTAACAGTAGATTCAGTTATGTCTAAAGAACCAGACGCTTTGGCAGTAGGAGTTACGGCTGTTAAGTTATCTGAAAATGGACCAACTAAACCATTAGTTGTAACCACCCTAAGTCTAATATAGAATCGGGTATTGTCTTCTAGTCCCGAAAATACATAACTTGGATCAGGTGACTCGAAACCGTCAAACTGAAAGAACCCAGGAGTTCGGCTGATTTGAAACTCATAAAACAGTAGGTTTTTCAAGCCCTTAGGAGGTATAAGTTGAACTCTTATTTCACGAAACTCGACAGTTCCTTCAATATCTTGAAACGGCACAATAGGAACAAACTCCGAGAACTTTCTCTTAGGAGACTGCTCTACCTGAGCCGCCAAGGATCGGTTGACAGCTTGCTCAAGATTTGATACCATTAGCTTAAGCTGTGATACCCGTCCAGGCGGCCACTTTCGAAGTCTGATCTCTTCGCTAGGCCGTATGGTTTTTACGGTGCTCACGTTAAGTCGTCTTCTCACCTTCGAAAGGGCGAACATGGAAGAAACACCGAGCAGCTAATATCCTAGAAGACACATTAGCTTGTGCGTTTTCAAATTTAAATCTTACGTAATTTCCAGGAGTAATTGCTGGAACTGCATATCTCATAAGTGAATCTCCAGATTCAAATACCATATTTAGTACTTTTGTATCTCTGGGAGTGGACTCTAAAGGCCCGCTAGCGGTGTCTATTGTCACTATCCATGTTGAGGCATCTCCTACGGCGCGAACCTCCATATATCTAGGCTCAGACCTTCCAGTTGCTCCTTCGCTTTCAAGCCCGGCTTCTCCAGGTCTAATATAAGATGTTTGAATTATAGTATCAATAGCAGATGTTGTACCGTTAGCATTTACAAAGTTTTTAGAGCTATCGTTTAATAATTCATAAATCATACCATCAGCAGCTCCAGCATAAACTCTAGCGTCTCCATTAGAGTCTTCAATTTCTTCAGCATCCAAAATATTGACATTATTACCCAAGCTAATTGTACTCCATTGACCTTGATTTACATCATCAATTGCATATTGCCAACAAAAAGCTGAATCATATATAGGATACGTGGTAGTTAAATCAATAGAAGTATCATCTGGATTAAATTGAATAATAGTATTTCTCCGTTTACTATGAACAGTGTGCATAAGCTCAATATTTACTTTGTTGATATCATTATCATATTTATCTCGTATTGGTTCGCTAATTTTAACAGTATCACTACCATCATAAATTCTCATACCGTCACGATCAATTGTATATCCTGCTCTTCTAGCAGTACCGGCTGCACGTCTTCCTACACAACCCACTCCTTCAATAATTTTGCTTAATGAAAAGTCAGGGTTATCGCCTATAACTTGATATTTTCCTGTTTCTGTTTCAATTACTAAATTAGAATAAGTTTCATATATTGCTGTAATTTTACCATCCAGTACAAATTCATTAATTAATGGAAAACTTTCAGGAGCATCATCATCAGAGAAAAATAGACTTTCTGGGTTTTGTGGGTCTCCTGCAATGAATACTGTTCTTTTCCATTTTTGTACTATTCCTCCTTTTGGAGGAGGAGAATTATCAAGAGAGAAATCACCAGCCAGTGGCGGTGTTTCATTTCCTAAACTTCCATCTGCTATTATGTCTCTATATATAGTTGTGGTATTATCTGGTATTTCATCTAAAAATAAATAAATAGAACCATTTGCGACAGTCCTATAGATTCGTCTCATTATTATCTGTGGATCGGTAGAAAGAGGAACACTAGTTAAATTTATTTGGCTATTTGAAGAAGCTGTAACCGAGGTACTAGTAGGGCCTGCATTAGATACAAAGCCATATTTACTAACAAAAGATATTCTATATGAATAAACTCCTGTTAAACTTCCTGATCCTGATGGAGTTGCTACTGGAGTTCCTTGGTCATAGTTTACTAGTTTATCTAATTTTAAACCAGTCATTTGAGTACTGGCATTTTGAAGTTTAAATTCAAACTTTAATTTTTTAATTTGCTGAGATTCTGGATAAAAACTTCCCATTTGGGAAAAGTTAGGCTCGTGTCCTTGAGAAAAGTCTAGATTTAATTTATTCCAGCCTTCTACCAAGTCTCCAATAGAGAAATAGAATCTCCAATTATTAGTAAATGATCCTATGTTTGGAGATACCCAAACAGCAATAGCCTCATCCCTCGTAGAAAAGAAACCGCTTGTATCCTGGTCCGAGCCGGTTAATTTTCCACAAGGGATATAGGTAAAAAAGCTTACTCTATTAGTTGGTGATAATATACTGCTTCTTGTATCTTGTGTTCCTTGATGATTAATTTGAACATAAAAAGATACGTTTTTCTGTATATCAAATACACTACTACTGGTTCCGGTTTTATCTAATGCAAGAGCAGCACCGTCCCATGTAATAGTGCTTTCATTTGATAATGTTACATTATTTGGAGTCCAAACTGAACTATCAGCGAATGTTTCTCGTATGATTTCTTGGCTGCCTGGAGGAGTTAATCCCCATTTTGATAAAACGCAACCATCATATTTGACCATATCATCACCATCTCCTACCAGATCCGGGTTCTGGTTAGAGATGAACGTAAAGCGACTCAGCCGAGCACTTGTATGGAACCTGCCGGATCTTCGCCCGGTCGCGAGAGTAGTTAGGCTTCCATCAGTGTTTATTCGGCTGAGCCGGGTACCAGTTGCAGCAAGAACATGCCGCAAAATTGAACCATCTAAATCAGGAGATTTGTGAAAACCAATCCATGAAATAGGTTTAACCACAGAACTTTCTGTATAAATAGACGATAGGACCCGACTAGATCCTTTGATCTTAGCTACTGAGCCGTATTCTTCAAAAAAATCACAATTTTGAGCAATTCTTAATTGAGACTCTTTTAAAACTTCTGGACTAGATTTAGTGTATAAACCCTGCCATCCGATGAGTTCTATGAAGGGCTGTTTTGGCCGCGAACTCATAAGTTATCCTTTATCTTCTAAGTACTTGATTTTACTCACGAATCCGAATACGGCCCTCTGAAGGGTGTTACATGTTGTCTTTGAATCATTCGTGCATTTACAAACTGAGAAAACTCTTCTTGCCATTCTGTACGAAGTCTTAAAAGAGTACGTAACTGCCCAGATTCTTGCATTCCTTCAGAATCAAATAAAGAAACAGCAGTATCTAAAACAATAAGTTCATCCAATATAAAAGGAAAATCTGAGTGTAAGCCGTCTCCAGCATCTGTTAATTCTTCAGGAATTCCGTTCCATTCCATATATAAACCATCAATTATATTTTCAGAAGGAGGAGGCTCTAAAACAAAACCAGACCCTACTGGACGAAAATTTGGATAATATGAGTCTTGGGTATTACCACCTGTATTTGACGGATACCATTTGCCGTAATGTCTTTCCTCTCTTTGAAGAGGTATTCGACTACCATCAGATCTCACGATTTCTAGTTTAAGTAATCTTGATAATCCTGTAGGCCAAGAATATCGGCCTTGGTCTGCTACTAGACTTTTAGTGCCTATTATTGTAAAGAAGCCTTCATGCGCTCTAACAAGTTCAGCACATCGGCGCCGATAAGACGTATTAAATACTTGTTTTAAAAAATCGTCTGACCAATGCGATATTGAAGCTGTATTCTCTTGAAGATATCTTCTAACCCGTATGACGTACTGGGATAGTGTGTTGTCTAATTGATTAGCCATTTATTGTTCCTACAATCAGCGCATATTTAGTTCTTAAAGTAACCTCGGGATGGTACAATCAAGCCTCCTTCTTCATCTTCTAAAGGACGAACTATACGCGACCGATTCTTCTGATTGGAATAACTTATGATACTATCTTTAGTGGGGTTGGTTGGATTAATAATGCCCCTCTGAGCATTTTCTAATGCCTTTTTGAAAAAGGAAGAATTTTCAGAATCTATATCTCGTTTATATTCTTGAATATCTTTCTGTTCTTTTAATCTTTTAGCTTCTTCTTCATTCGCTTTTTGCTTTTGATAGTCTCTTGCACTTGAAGCATTAGCTTGAAGATGAAGTCTTGAAAGCAATACGTTTAAGTACCTACTTTCAAGACTTTCAATCTTCACTACATGACTATAGCCATGAGGCCAACCGCGGCGCCAAATGTGCCAGGCACATTCTAATAGAGGCGTCCCTCGATTACTAATCAAAGGGAAGCCCCATAATTCTTGACCAAGTTCATTATGAATATAATATCTACTATCTTCAAAAGAGCCGCTATATGTGTTCATAATATCATCATAGAGAGTGCGGAACTTATGCCATATAAACTCTAATTGATTGTCGATACCTTTAATTTCATGATAGAACCATCCCGGTAAATCTATACCGGGTATACATTTTCGTTTCATTAGTTCTCCCCTCTAACTTTAGAAACCTACTACAACAACCAATATTGCATCGACTGTAGTTGCTATAATATCTCTTAATGTTACAGTTCTAAAAGTTGCTGATGTTGGGTTTGTATCTAATGAAACAGATCCAACAAAAGCTGTACCTCCTAAGTCAGAATTCATAGTCACAACACCTGCACCAAGAGGGCTAATCAGTTTTGTTTTAAATGTATCGTTGTCAGTAAATACATCGGCCGCTGACGCTACTTGGAAATAATTCCATTCAACTTTCAACGGACCAACTGATGTGATGAAACGTCTCTGCGAGCCAGCAGCGGTAGTACCAACTTGAACTTGACCGTCTGTAAGGCTGGAAATTGTTACTGATGCCATTACCTTTTCTCCTTATTCTTCTTCCATTTTTCTTGTCTTTTAGTTCTACACGATATACAATATTTAGGCCGCCGACCCGATGTTCGGATGGGGGTAATAATGATTCCGCAGTCTGAGCAATTTAACATGAAAATGGAAGGGAAGGGCTGAGAAGATCCCAGCCCTTCCAATTCAAGTTGTTTATGTTAGATCGGCTACAGTTGCGTCGCCGGAAGCTAGATAAAAGACAGTAGCTATATGTGTAGATGTAGTTTCTGCACCTCCGTCCACGTCAGAAGTAAGCATCAGCTTATTTGATGTTCCAATATAGCCCGCTCCTAGAAAGGCGCCGGTCGCCGTTTCTGTGGTACCAGCAGCACCTGCAAATCTTACGTCTGTTTGAATGTAGTCGATAGCTGCAAGACCTATATCCTTCGGAGCAACTAACTCTCCACCTGTTGTATAAGATGAGATTGCAATTTTACCCCATACAACCACTTTGTTATTTTTTATCGAACCGTCAGTTCCTCTACCTGAACGAGCTGTACCGATTCTACCAAGTTCTGTTATTACTCTTGCCACTTTACTGTACCTCCGTACTTACTGGGCAGACACCTATTAGCTCTCTGACAGTATTTCCCACTACGGGAACCTTGCCAAGGAGCGAGTCAACCTTGCCGCCTTCTTCAAGGCACAAAGTCTTTACCTCTGCACTTACATTACCTACTTCAAGCCGAACACCGTTTGCTCCAGCCGCAGCTTCCACTTGTGGAACCACATAACCTAAAGCTCCTGCACATCCAACCAAAGTAGCTGTCAATGCTATTGTTAATTTTTTCATTTTATGCTCCTAGTTTTGAATCTACAAATTCAAAGGCTCTTTTTTCAACTAAATCTAATACCATATTGACTGTTGCTCTCTCCTTTTCAGAGAGTTTTTTTTGTGTTTCTACGTCTTCCTGAACATTATCAATTACGTGAGTAATTAAATCATGAGTCAGTTCTTTAATTGCACTTCCAGCCAATTTAAGTATTAATTTCTTAAACATTAGCTAGAACCTTCATCATTGTAGTTCAATGATCCACGGTGCCGAGAAACGACTGTATACTTTTCGCCAGTATTGGCGTCTATCGAAAACCTGTTTTTATTTGGGTTCAAATAAAAGTTCGGTTGTGCAGCATCAAAAGTCGCAGAAAGAATTCTGGCATCTGTAGCTGTTGGTAGGTTAAAGAAACTGTCGCCCGAAGTCAGTGTAACTTTTGTTACGCCGATTGTGTCACCGTCTCTCGTATCTAGGAAGGTTTGAAAATCAGGAAATATTTTAGCCATGTTTTATTCCTTCCTTTATTTGCTTGAGCCGATGCCAGAACCGCTACCTGAGAATCTTACTACAATTGTATAAGTTCCTGAAGCAGCAGACGAGCCAATTTGTACCTTCTTCAAGCCTCCTGAGGCTGTTCCAAGAGATACACCTGATGACGGCGATGTTTCTTTGTTAAGACCCACACTTTGACCTGCAATACCGACTGTTAGCAATGTTCCAAGCTCTGCTGCCGAAACCGCTGACTGTTCTACTTGCAAATCTGATTGTGTGCCTGTAGTATGTTCTACAGTAAATACTTGAAATACCGACCCGTTTCTAAGGTCTAGTAAATCACTTACTGATTGTGGCATTACTGTATTAGCCATTTATTACTCCTTGTTGAAATCTTTGAGGGCTTGTACATATCCCTCGTTGAAGGCATCTTGCTTGATCTTGTCAAGAGTTTTCTTGGCATGGTCAATGCGAGATAGTGCTTGGAGATTACTGAGTGAATTGTTTAAAGGATTACCGTCAATATGGTCTAGGTCTAAACCTGCTGGAATTGATCCATTGAAAGCCTCATAGACAGCACGGTGAACAACCTTATTTTTGTGTATACCGTTTATCCAAGGTCGAAAACATAGGTAACCTTGGGTATCTGGATGTAACGCTAATTGTCGTTCTGGTGTTGTATGAGGCCATCCGTTGCTTCTGATTTTAGTTCGTCTGATTGAACGGATTTGTCCATTAGCAGCCGCTTCATATCCAGGACATGAAGGAATAGATTTCCACATTAGTAATCTCCCCTGTTGCAGAAATAAGGGCTCCCCTCTTATGGAGAGGAGCCCTTTGTTTCAATTATAACGAACCAAAAACACCAACAAAATCAATATGTTGGCGTAGTAAGCCCGGTTATTTTGGCAGTTTGATTTATTAATCTGGCTACGTTTTCGCCATAATACTTCAAAGCTGTTGTAAAGGCATCCTGCCCAGGTATCCACGCCATGTTGATTCTTTCATCAATGCTCAAAGGTCTTACAACACCTCGCTCAATAGCACCAAGGTTCAACATGTAGACTATAGCCGGATCGGCCGCCCAGCTAATTAGCCAAGGCTTACCTTCGAATGTAGTCAACTCTTGCTGAGCACCTAGCTCTAGTCGCATATCATTGAATCGTCTGAAAGGCAGAGCGATTTCTGTGTATCGGTCGTACTGATCCCAGTTAGAGACGAATACGAAGCCGTCCACTGTAGCCGTATCTGTTTCAGTCAATAGCTGCTTCCGTAGTCGCCGTAGAAGCGACTCATCTAGAGCTTGACTTGTTACCGTAATTACCTTACTCTGTAGAACAGGGTAAGTTGTTCTGCTGATATTGTAAATTGTACCAGTATTTGTTACGATGGCAGGCAGACCTAGGGCTGTTGTTTCGACCGGGGGCGAAGATCCTGACTGCTCACCATAAACGTAAATACCGTCATTGTCTGTTACCGATACAGCAGAACTTACAGTAATTGTTCTAGCGCTTACGTCTCTCGACATAACTCGAACAGGACCATCTGATCGTAGACCAGTCGATGTGTTCAAGAATTCGACCATCTGTCCTTGTCGGAATGGTCGAGCGTCGTCAATTAGAACAGCAGTCACAGTAGCCTGTGTACCGTCAACTAATGTAAGACGACCTGTGCCGTCACTTCGTAGGAAGTTGTTTTCGAAGTTAGCGCCAGTTCTTTTTACTGCTTGTGATAAGGCATCGCTAATGCTATTAGCAAAAGCATCCTCACCACCTCTTTGCGATACGGCTTCTGATAGACCTGAGAATGTTACTACATGGTAGTATTTCTTAGGTCGTACTCTAGCCTGCTTTACTAGCTCGTTGCCTGCTGTAGGTAGCTGGTTGTCGTCTGTTGCACGCCATCCACCACCTTGCTCATTACCGGCGATCCTTACGGGGAAAAACGCACCATCGCCTGACGGAACGAATCGAGTGTTCTCTCTAAGCTGTGAATAGATGGGAGCACTTAACTGTTGCATCTGCGCGATGAAATCTACCACGTATCGCCGTAGGAGCATATCGCCTAGCGTTTCAAATGTAATCATTTAGATTACTCCTACTTTAATAGGAGAATAATTACTTACCTCTAGATTTATTGGCTATTTTCATTGCTTTAGCTAAGTCTGTTGTGAAGTCATCTTCTGATACTTCAGGCGTCATGATCTCAACTCCAGCACTGTTTTTCTTGCCAGTACTTTTAAAACTACTATAGTTTTTTGAGGCAATTAATTGGCCAAGTTCTTCCTCAGGGGATAGAGTTTTGGCTTCTCCAGTTGGTTTCTTCAATTCTTCCACTTGCTCTGAAGTAAACAAATGACCTCGTGGAACACCATAAATATTTAACGTGTCTTGGAAAGAATCTGCTAGGAATTTTTCCAGTCCAGCGGGGTTGCCTTCAATCGCATTCCAATCTACTCGACTGGTCCACAAATGGGCAACTGCGTTACGGTCTTCCGACGTGTACTCATCAGGCAGTGCTTCTAGCCACCTATCAGCGATAAGATCCGCTCTTTGAATAATCTGATCGGCTCGCTGATCAACAATAGAAGCTCTTAGTTCTTCCTGAGCTTTTGTAAGTTCAGTAAGTCTTCGTTCTTCTTTTTGTTCAAGCGTTGCATCTGCCGGTAGTGGAGTTTCCTCTTCAACCGACTCGCCAATTAGAACCTTGTGCAAATACTCCACATGAGGTTTATGCCTAGGATCATTAGCAAGTGCCCGTAAATCGTTCAATGTCTGTTGAGCAGTCTGAGCACCTTCTAACATTTTTGTTAGACGTGTAACAGATGCATCTGATTCAGCAATTTTAGCACTTAATGTAACAATCGTTTGATCGCGTTCATTTCTTGCTTGAATTACTTCATTGAATCGGCTTTTGGGAATCCAATCGCTTTCTTTACCTGATGTCTTAGTTACTTCAGTTTTGCCAGGTGCGCTTTCTGGCTTCTCCCCAGCGGCTACTCCTTCAAGCTCCGCTAGCATTTCTTCCGCGCCTTGTGCTGCTGCCATCTTTTCTCCTCCGGCGATGAAGCCGTAAATTGAACAGTTCTTCCGGGTGAGACGAGTCCCAACTTGGATACCAAGGTAAAACTGTTCTTCGTCTCTTTAATGGTTCTCTATTTAATTATCTGATTAATTAGGGAAAAAAACAACTTTTTATAAAATTAAGGGGCTCTAGCCGCAGGGGAGGAAAACGACTAGAGCCCCGCTCGGCCCCAAAGGGCCTGAGCAAAATTATAATATTCCGCCACCTTCTTCAGGCCCATATCCTTGTTTTTTTCTTTTATTTTGTTTAACTTGCCAATTGGCATAATCCAAAGCGTCAAGACCCGTGCTGACCACGCTAAGTTTACCCATTCCTTTTCCTAGCTTGCCTATCTTTTGGACAAGCGAAGGTTTAGTATCTTCTATAAATGTTCTTCCTATTCGTCTATCGGAAGCAGCTTTAATTAATTCTTGTTTAGGAGGTTTTGGAATTTCAATTCCCCCAACTGGTCGTCTTTTTAAAAGATCGGGCATTTTTTATTGCCTTTCTTGAAATTGTCCGAAGCCGCTTCCTTCATTGAATCCATTAATGTTCCTCTTCTTTCTTTTAAAAAGATCAGGATTGTTTATTTCTTCTCTTTTACTTAAAGTTTGTTCTGTAAGACTTCCCATGGCGCCGCCTTGTGCCATATCTGCCATCCTGGATGGAGGATTTACAACTCCTCCTGTATTGTCTAATCCAAGATTTTCTTGTACATTTTTTGGTTTCTTTTGTACAGGAAGTCCAAATATAGGCATTTAATTACTTCCCAATCTGCCTTTGATCATAGCTTTGGCTTGTAAATTACCTTTAAATGTAGGAGAAGGTCTGCTTCCTTGTTTATTTGATCTAGCACGACTAACTCTAAAATTTTTATTTATTAATGCAGATTTTATATTTTTCCACATATATTACTCCGATCCCATTTTCTTTCTAGATTTTTTAGTTCCTGTTTTACTTGGCTTGCTCCCGCCAGCTATCCAGCCAAAGAATCTCTTTTGTTTATTAGAAATAGATTTACCATGAACCGTTCCATCCTTCAGTATTTCGCGGGCCTTTTGAGGAGAAGGACTTGTCATTTATCTGTTCCTTTTGCTTTTTCTGATGTAGGTTTAGACATATTTAAGGCTCCGTTGTCACTCTGTTTTTTGCTCCACGTCTAACATCATAATCATATATGACATTACTTACATAATCTTGGGTTTCAGGTATATCAGGCAACCCCATTTTAGGGTTTCTGCTTACTTTCCCAGGACCGGCATTATAAGCTCCAAGTGCTTTAGGCACGTTGTTACCATATCGGTCTAACATTTTCTTTAAGTATTTAGTCCCTCCCATAATATTCTGTTTTGGATCTTTTGGATCTTTTACGCCTACAGATCTAGCAGTCTTTGGCATAAGTTGCATTAAGCCTATAGCTCTACGATTGCCTCTAACTTTTGGACCAAGTACTTTAGCTCTTCCTGAAGATTCTCTATGGATTACTGCTCTAATAAGGTGAGGGTCTACCTTATGTGTTTTAGCAGCTTCTTCAATTATTGAATTATAATCTTCAGGTTTAGGCATTACTTATTTCCCATCTTTTTCTTGCCTTTTTTAAACCTTAGCCAAAATGGTTTCTTGCCATCGTCTTTCTTATCAGGCTTCTTTTTCTTGTTATGCATTATAGTATTCCTCTCTTATCTTTTCTAGTCCGAGTAGCTGCTTCAATTGTTCCATATTTAGCTTCAGAAGCTTTTCTTTGCTTATAAGCATCGAATATTGCTGAACCAGCCTTGGCTCCCTCACGGACAGCTATAGCTGTATTGTAGGCCCCTATGCCTGCTCCTAAGGCCAAGCCTGGAAGGCCGGCTGCTCCCAAAGCTCTTACAGCCAATCCACTGCCGCCACGAGTCGCAGCAATTTGAGCTGCTTTACTTAAAGCAGAGTATCCTAATATAGAAGGTGCTGCACTACCTACAGCCCCAGCAGCGGCTTTAGCTTGTGCTCGCCCGCCGCCGCCAGTTGAAGCGGCAGCTTCGCCTGCGCTAGCAGCCAAATAGGCCGCACCCAGACCTCCTCCTATTAGAGCCTTACTTTTGGCAAATTGAGATAGACTCTTTCCAGCAGCCATAGCCGCTCTAGCTGTTTTACCGGAAAGTTTAACTGAAGCAGGAGGAGCTTCGACTCTGTGCTTAATCATTTCAGGATTAGCCAGAGCCGCTACTGTTACTCCTTTAGATTTAATGTGTTTCTCTATAGTAGCCTTTCTAGCTGCTCTCTCTGCTTCAGCTTCAGCACTACCAGAAGCTGTTAAAGAAGGAGACACTATAGCACTTTGTTTTTCTCCTCGTCTTTTATTTATAAGTTTAGTTCGTTTCTTTTCTATTCTAGCTTCTGATTCAGTTTGCTCTTCAATTGCTCCAGGAGCCATCTTTTTTACAGTGTTTCTAATAGTCTTTTTAGCTTCAGCAGGAGTTGGTAGTGCTGCGGCAACTTCAGAAGCTTTATTAGATACGGTTTCTTTAAGTTTTATTAGGCTTTCCTTTACTCCTTGAGGAAGGATATCAGATAAAGTTGACTTAGGTGTTACTTTTTCAGCTTCTAGGTCTCGCCGAGCCTGTACATTTTCTAGATATCTTTTAGTTTCTAAATCTGTGGCTATATCAGCATTTACAACCGGCGGGTTCTTAGGAATAGAACCAGGAGAGATTGGTTTTTCAATTCCAGAAGCATCTAGATTCTTAGATCTTCTTGCGTTTTCTTTTGCTATAATTCTATCTCTTGCTGTTCCTTTTCTTACTATAACAGTAGGAGCTGTTACTTCTTTAGCTGACATAGGTGTAATTTTAGGAGTCAATCCTAGACTTTCAGGAGCTTGTGGAGTTGTTACACCTACTGGCATTGCAGGTCTTGTTCCAGCCTTTAACTTTACATTTTCAGTTCTAGCTGCTTCAAGCTGTTTAGTTAGATCAGGA